TTCTCCCAACTCATCCTTAGGACGATACGTCCTAGAAATACCAGTCAAAAGTGGTGCCTTCTGCATCTTCTGGTAGACCTCGGTCAGGCCAGTGTGTGCACGATTCTTAACTGATTTCTCTACAGCGATTAGTTGACAAAGCTTAGCCATGATATTATTCTCCTGCTTCTATCTGAAGCACCAATAACGTTACTTTACTTTGCCAGCATACGTATGTTCAAAATATAATATCACAATTGTTTCTTCTTCACGAACTCTACCTAGATATGATGCACGAGCAACATGACACTCGATATTCTGTGTCACGCGTATATGACAAGGGATATGTGTATGTCCGGACAGAACAACAACATGTTTGCCCCTTACGTTTTTCATAACACGTTCAATTGTTTCACCCAAGACAACGTTGGTATTATATGCCAACCAAAGTTTCTCTAGCCGACTGCCCTCGACCTTTATTGCTTGCTTCCAGGGCGGCACGTGGGTCATTACATAAATCGTGTTATGGTTTTCTAGAGCTATTTTTAGCAGATTTTCTATGTGTTTCGAGGACTGTAGAGCCATTTGTTTCCACATACCCAACTGTTGTTTCATGTCGTCTAGGTGGAAAAAATCAAACGTAAAAAATCTGTCAATTGTCCATTTCAATAGATTCGAATTGCCTGCAGAACCATCATACCAACCATCATGGCCGATTAGTGCCACATCAGGTGCAATTGTTACTATTCCGGACTCTGTCATCCAGTGTAGATTGGGATAAATGTTAGTCATCCTACGAACATCAGAATGAACAGATTCTATGTGTCGACCATGGTAATCGTGGTTGCCAAGAACAAAATATATCGGACCGTCAAAATGTGTTGCAAGAAATTTGAGATCTGATTCTAGAAAAGGTCCTGAACTAATATCACCGGTGATAAAGATACCATCTGCACAAGAATTTTTAAGATTGCGAATGAACAAGCGTTTAAGAAACGGCAACACAGAAAGATTAAGGTGTGTATCAGAAAACCAAATAAATCTTTTCATACATGTTGCTACCTTCCTGTTAAACGTCGCCAATGATAATTTTAGCATGTTGTTTGCCACCAATATCACGTGAATACCAGCCCTTCGTTCCTGCAAATTTACCTTCGGGGTGTTCTCCATGCCACACAATTTCTTTATCGCCCAAAAGACTACGAACTTTACGTTCATCTTCAACTGGCGCTATACCCAATTTGTTCAATGCTATATGCGCTGGTGCATCAGAAACTTCAGCCCACCAACCATTTGTATACAATTGCTTTTGTAGTTTGTTAAGCCATACTTTGGCTTCAAGCGAACCATCAGTTGCCATTGATCCCAATTTGATGCCACCAGATTTTTGACTGCCAGCGACATAAAGATCGGGTTCTGGATCCGCATCAACGTCGGCAACATACCAATCAGAATATTGAGAAGACAAGTCTCCTACGTTATTTATTTTTGGGTGGCCGCCGACAGGTGCATAACTTATTTTGGTCATATCAATGAGTTCGGGCTCAATCTTATTTGCAAGAGTTGAGCCCGACTTTACTGATACATCAGCATTCTTCACGCCCAAAACTGAATCTTCGTCTTTCAAAGATTCATGAATTAGGCGACGAAGGCCTCTAATGGTTGTCTTCATATTACATAAGTATTTACCCGTGAAGACTTAGGTAGCGTTCTGTCAAACTAACAATCAACTTATTTAGTTCTTTGCGATTTGGTTCCTTTTGTAGAGTTGAAGTAAGGTACAATTCATCACATTCACGTTCGAGACATTCTGCCTCTTCAATGAGTGAATCATACGATCGTTTTCCAAAACGAACGTCAAGAAGATCATCTCTGTCCGGACGCTTCACATTGACAATACCGGTCGTAAGAATTTCTTTCGCCATTCGCATCAAGCGTAGCAAGTGCATGCCATGCTTCGTGTCATATCCAAACTTCGCTTCAAGCTCAGCTCGAGCTGTGTTTCTCGTTTTAAGCCAGTTGTTATACTGATCGTAGTGTTGCTTTGCCGCCTGATAAGCTTTTTCACGTGAAAAAAGCGTCAATACATCTTTGGGAAGTTCAATCTCCATTCCCGCAATAACAGATGCTTCAAATGCACCAAGCTCTGACGCAGAAACTTTCGTAAGTTCAGACAGGCCATAGTCTGTACGTTCAGGCTTTTTCGTTGGTGGGTTCAACAACCACGAACGATGCGTCTTGATTCGTTTAAGTTGAGCATGAGCATATCCAGAAAACGTAAACTTTGCTTTTTTGGAAATAAACTCATATCGTCGATGTCGAAGCTCTTCACCAAATTCATCACACTTCAACACATCGGCATCATCAACAAACAAAACTTCAATGATGTTTGGATTGCAGTCTAGTGCCAGTCGCGCAAACTTCTCCAACGAATATGTCACAGAATCGACACCGTCATTCTTGGAACCCATATGTTCTGCTTGTTCGAAGTTGTTCAGAACACCAAAATAAAAATCTTTGGGCTTGATGCAAATTCCCTTGTAGTCCTCATCAGAGGTCGGGACATTAAGGCCGTAGGCATGCGAACCATGCCGAACATGAAAAATAGTACGAGAAGTAACATCGAATTCCATAGTGTTAACATTATAACACATCGTTGTTAATTAGTACACAACGACCTTGGGACCCTTTCGGGTCCCAATCATATACGATATCACTTAACTTCAATTTTTACTCGCTTCGGGACAGCTTCATCTCTTCGGGGAACAAACAACGTTAGAACACCATTTGTAAGTTTAGCTTCTGCTTTAGAAGCATCAAATTCTTGTGCTACTTGCAGCAATTTTCGAAATTCAATTTTCTTATTCGAGTCACGAGTTGCCGTGATATTCAAATGCTGATTCAATAGTTCAATCGACAAATTTTCGCGACTAACACCGGGTAGGTCAATTTCCCATGTTGCACCTTTATCATCTACAGTGCAACTGTTAACATCGATAGTTGTAGAACGATACGTTGGAACGTTTGGAAACCGGACATCACTAAACATCCTGTTAATGAGAGTATTAATGTCATAAAAATCATCAGAAAATTTTGTCATTAGCATTTTTCTTTCCTTTCATTAATCTCTTGTTGAGACATATGAAAGATAAATTCACTTTTTAGACTGTACAGGGGTTAATAACCATTTTGTATTCTTTTTGTGTTTATGTGTCCCTTTTTCATGTATGCTTCATACAATTCAGCAACTGAAATACCGGATGCAATTGCAATTTCAAAGAAAAAGTGCAGCGAATCAACAAGTTCTTCAAGGTAAGCATCACGATCAAGTTCTGTAACTTCTGTCGCCCGATGACCTTTAGAATTTTTTAGTTCTTGATTGGCTTCAAAAAGCTCACCCATACAATCATGGGTTATTCCCTTGAGAAACTTTTGTCCTTCCTTGGTTGTCATATCAACTGGAAATTGTGGAAACCCGCGTTTTTCCTGTAGAAGTTTCATAAACGCATGTTGTTGTTCCCACATCTCCAGCAAACGATCATTATTCATTTTTGGCTCCTGTAGAGATCTGAAATGAACCAGATCGTTCCCATAACAAAAACTACAACAATAAATCCGCCAAATGACATATAAACTCGTAAAGATTACTTTTGATCCTTGACGAGCAGCTTGATGCTCCGCCGCTTCATCAATCAATTTTTTATGTGTATCAGTGACAAATTGTCGATATTCAGCAGTAAGTTCAAGACAGTTATCAGCTCCAGGCGTGACTTCAACTTGACGCAACAGATCAACAATATCCACACCAAGCAAAATACCTTCCTGAAGGATCTGTGCAACTCGAGCAATTACGTTATCTGATAGTTTGTATGTAGCCATTTTGTAATCTTACTCATTTCTTAGAAGTTGTATCGAGGAAATTTCAATTTCATCACATTCATAATATTTTGATGAATAAACGAACTATGTTCATTGCAATTAATTTCAACACACATATCTGGATTGTTAACAACATATTGATGATACAAAAAACGAACAGATGACTGGAGTTGTTTATCTGCCTCGTATGTATCATCAATTCGTTCAATATGTGGACGTCCTGAAAGGACTACAGTCAGTTCTGGGTCACGTAGTGATTTACACTGTTGATGTGTTTTTACTGGATCTGCACCGGTTGCATAACCATAAATGATAGCTGACAGCTTCCAGCGATCCAAAACGATAAAATCGTTTTCTTCATCTAGATCTTTCATCACAAATTTTTGAAAAATCAACTTATTCAAGTGTTGAAAATATTGAAATACGTTTGGGAATTTTTTTGCAGATCCATTTTTCAACATTTTGTAAATAACGTAATGTGTAACTGCATCTCGAACAGGCACTTCAACTAGTGCCACTTTGTAACCACACTCACGCAACTTAGCAGTCAACATTCGTGACTGCGTTTCTTTACCAACTTTGTCCGGACCACAAATAGCAATCAATTTAGCCATAACATTACTTTCCAGGTGGAAGAATATTACCTGCAACATCGATGTACTTGAATGCAGACAAACTCATGTTAAATTTTCCAGTACTAGCAACAGCATGCAACATCATTTCCGCAAGATTTCGAACTTCGATTTGTGCATGTTCTGAATAACGAAGGCCAAGAAAATGTGTAAAACTTCTGAAGTTAAACATGATATCCGCAGTAATCTGATTGCCGTACGGGAGATAAAAGCGTGCAGTCTCTTTTGCTCGTTTTCTTGACATCCCCTTTGAAACTAGTCGTTCAAGAGTTTCATGATACATCTGCAATGAAGACTCCATGTGGGCAATATATTTTTGCTTCTCATCACTGTCCCAGTCAAATGGGACGTAAAACTTATCATCCTTGAGCTCTTTATAACGTGCAGATTCAGCATTCACAGAAACACCAACACGATGTTTGATGAGATGAATATGCGTTGCGACATCTGTTGTAACAAGAAAATGAAGTGAACTCTTTTCAAATGGCGTTGCATGTCCTGCTGCTGCAAGATCATGTAGCAGTTTTCCCATTCGAGCTCTTTTCTCTTCACTCAGAGCTCTAGAGGTTGATGTCCATGCACTCAATGCATGTGTCTCGTCACCCCCATAATATCCTAGCAATTCTACAGTATTACAACAACTCTCAGATTCTGATGATATATTTGATGTCATTCTGTGGGCCTCATTATAGGCTTAACAATACAACTTTATTGTGTATTGGTCAACAGAATATCAAGTCTTACGTTTGTTGCATGAACGCCCACAATTTATCTTGAATGAGAATATTCATTTTCTCAGTAAGATCTTGGAGCGTTTCATCAACTAGTGCATATAGTTCACGAGCATGTGTTGGATTCTCTGCACGTGTAGCAACAAAACGTTTCATGTGTTGGCGTAGTGATTCAACACACTGATCAGTCGCTTGTTGTAGCATAAATTCGGGGACGCCGCGCATATATTCGTCTGTAATCAGTTGTCGTAGTTCATTAATCGTCATTTTTTTCATGAAAACATGGGCTTTCCAGAGGTTGTCAACACTCCATTTTTGATCAAAACATCAACTGTCCACAATTCAGAACAAGAATGCGTTTCATGAAACCATTCCCACTTCTGTCGACTGACGTCACCAATAAAACGCCCCTTAATTTCAATCCACGTATCGATAAATTGTCCACTTTTAATATATGCATCTATTATGTAAGTTTTGCCACATGGCATTTTAATTGGTATTTGCCAATCAAAATCGATTTTGTTTTGATTGGCCCAATTAACAAAAGCATATTCATATGATGCTGCGCATATCAATTCTACATTTGTTTTCCAGTGATTAACAATTTTTAGTCTTCTATTTGAACGCAATGCTTTTATCATGATATCACGGTTTTGAAGGGGATTTTCAAAACCATAACGAGCCAAATTCGTATTTCGTATTTTTGCTTTTACGTCAACATTTTGCAACGTACATGATGTTCCATAACGCTCAATATTTGTTCTTACGACTTTTTCTTTTACATCTTGTCTTTGCATAGGGTTATCAACGCCATACAAAACATTATTTTGTTTACGTATTTGTTGCTTTATCAATTCACTTCCAAATGGATTATCAACACCGTAATGAAGCAAAAAAGTCTGACGTGATTTTTCTTTACATATTTCAGATTGTGTGTTGTATAGCACGCCATATTTTTTCAAACACGTAAGTTTTCTTTTTTCTTTACTTCTTTTTGGATGATTAGATTTCTGTCGTATCAGATTATTCGGAACAGCAACGAATTCACCAAAATCAATATCAACAAACGTACATTTAGTTTTAGTATCAATATATGTTGATTCAACTAGTTCAACTATGCCACCATGACTTATGATTAGGCGGTCTTTAATTTGTTGAACTGTTGGTCGTTTATGCATAAATCATGAATTCTTCGCGGACGATACGTCGAATTTTTTCTTCAGATTGACTAGTCATTGATTATAAAAATTTAACTCGATTAGCCATTTTACGATCTTCTGCATCACTTCCGCCGCCAATTTTTAGTTTGTGTTGCGGAGCTTTTCCACCTGAACGAAAATCACCTTCTGCGACTCGCTGCTCAAGTTCAGGCAAAACATTTCTTGCGCACGACATAAGTGCATCTTTAAATTCTTCACATACGGCCATGAGTACATCGTCATCATCAGTATGTTCTTGAAAGTGTGTTTCGACTACGGGCATGATTGATTCTTCAACACAATTTATAAACCATTCATCGACACCGACATTATTTTTTACTTCAGTCAATTTGTGTAGTTTTTTTACTTCAGTGGCAATTAGATTACGTAGTTGTTTTTGTGTAAGAATTTGTGACATATTAATTTCCTTTTCCGGCGAGTGCTTCTGACCATGAAGATTCAAGCACTTGACTAACTTTTGCAATTACACCTTCAGAATGTTTTTGAGCCAATGATTCAAGTTGATCATATGCCGCATCATCAAATTCGCGTGTTTCAGGATTGTACTTGTCTTTATGCTGCAACATTAGATTTGCTAGCAAAGAGCTACGATAAAATCGTTCAAGATCACCCAAAGCTTTACCGATGTTTTGTTTTTCTAGTGGTGATTCAACTGCTTTTTCATTTTGAAATGCAGGTGAAACACTCAACTCTTGAATAACGCTCTCACGAATAATAGAACGCAATTGTTTGAGTGAAACTTTTTTCATAAAAACCCTGCGGTTTCTTCAACTGCTAGCTTCATGTATTTTTCAATTACGGCTAGCAACTCAGTTTTCATATCATTTGCATATTCATTGACTAGCATATGCATTGATTCGTCATCTTCAACATCAGGTGGTGATGCTTCGTATGCAATACTTCCAACAAGCGTGGTAAATTCCCCAACGACTGGGTCAAGTGCTTGTTCCATTAGTTCTCTGGCAGTCTCTTCAAAATTCCATGTGTGCATACCTGTCTGTTTGTCATCATCTTCGCCAGATGCATCAAATGGACCAAACTTTTCTGTAAGCTTGGCTTTCTTCGAAAATTTTGAAACTTCTTCATTAACAAGTTTGTTTAGTAGTCGTGGTGTAATTTTGATTATTTTGTTTTTCATAATTTTCTCTTAACTCGCTACGAATATCATCTGCACCAGTCGAGCCGGCAAAAATAACGGCTTCAGATCCCATACCCGCAGCCCATTCTTGAAGTGCACGCCTAATCGTTTCAAAGCAATCTCTTTGATGATCATCCATCATATCGTTATTTGTTAGTTCTTCATACAATTCAGAATATGTCACACGCGATGACGCGCCAGACATCGCGTGTTCATTCATTATTTTGACAATTATTCTTATTGCTGATTTGAAAAATTCATCCATGAATTGACTAGTTTGTTGATCAATAGCCGATTCAAGACGCTCATTCAATACTTGATCGACTATTGACATGTCAACTGTCATTGGATCAGGTCCCTGTTCAAACAACGGCTTCTTTCTACGAGATTCCATTATTGATTGAACTTCGTCCTGAATCATGTCATTAATAATTTTCGATTGTCGTGGCGTCAGTCTCATGAATAAAACTCCAATGATCTAAATATAAAGAACATTTGCTATTGCCACAATCAAAGCACGTGACACAACCTTGTTCATATCTTAGATTAGATGTTGCGCCGCACTTTGGACATGATTTTACATGAACTGGAACAGTTCCATCAGCAATGTAACTCTTTCCTAGAACACGAGCAATAACAGAAGAAAATGACGTAACATCACTATGCTTATCTTTTCTTAGTTGTTCAACAAGATACTGAACTGGGACACCATGACGAAGTGCCAGTGACAACGTTCGTGTAAATGCGCCATAAACTGGATTGTCAAATAGATCAACGATATCCTTGAACAGGAGTTCGGCCTCTCCTTCGACCTCAATTCGTAGATTGTATGTTGTTACACCTGATTTCTTGCCATTTTTTACAAGATAACCACGTGCCGCCTTTTTAGGCACTTCTACTTGTTCAGAAAGTCCAGCAAATATCTCATAAGGTCGCCCATCCATTAGTCCTACAAAAACAAGATATTGAACACCCTTTACAACTGCACGATGAATATCACATTGCAGTTCTTTTGGACGCTTCGGTGCATGTGTTTCGATGATCAATTCACGTCCTTGCTCTGACGGCGTATCATCTTTCAACAGAACACCATCACGTGAACCGTCACGATAAATTGTAACACCTTTGCAACCGGTTTCCCAACCGCGCATGTATACATCTTTTACGACGTCAACTGTTGTATCGCTTGGAATGTTCGTTGTGTTTGAAATTGCATGACAAATCCACTTCTGTGCAGCTGCTTGAACATCAATTTTCTTAACCCAGTTGATGTCATTGCTGGTTGCGCCCCAATATGGACTCTTCGTAGGATCTGTTTCGCCAGTTACGTCCATCCATTTTTTGAATCCTGGGTGATACACGGTATATTCTTGCCATTTGTCACCCATGGCATCAACAAAATCCACACGTGCTTCTTGATCTCCAGGATTAATCTTTCTACGTCGTTTGTAGCTCGTAAGAAATGCAGGTTCACAACCGCTTGTGGTTTGTGTCAAAATTGAAACAGATCCTGCAGGTGCTGTTGTTGTCAATGCAATATTTCGTCGACCATAACGCCCATAATCTTCACGCATTTCATCATCACATGACATTATTTGCTCAATAAATTCATGTCCACTTTCAAGAGAATAATCATACGCAGGAAATGGTCTACGATCACGAGCCATATCAATTGATTTACGATATGCATTAATCGCAAGATTCTTATAAATTTTTCCTGTCATCTCGACAGATTCGTCAGATCCGTACTTGATCCCCAAATATGCTAGCGTATCACCAAGCGCAGTAATACCAAGACCGGTACGTCGACCCAAAAGAGCAACACGTTGAATATCTTGCCATAGATTTAGTTCAACACTCTTAATGTCATCAGGTTCAGGATCTGACTGAATTTTCTGTACTATCTTTTCAATAGCTTCAAGCTCAAGATCGATTAGATCATCCATCAATTGCTGCGCTTTTTGAACAACCGCAGCGTAACGTGGGAAATCAAATCTTGCATTTGATGTAAATGGATCAATAACAAAATTTGCAAGATTAACAAGCAGGAGTCGACACGAATCAAATGGGGAAAGACAGATTTCCCCACACGGGTTCGTAGATGATGACAAAAAACTACGATAAATATCGGCAGGCCCGCGGCGGTGAACAGTATCCCAAAATAGCAAACCGGGTTCAGCAGATTCATGTGCCGCAGAAATAATTTCATGCCACAGTTCTTTTGCTGAAACATATTCTGAAACGCTGTGTTTAACATCTTTTTCAACAGGAAAACGAAGTTGAACTGGTTCGTCGTTTTTAACAGCATTCATGAACTCATCTGTCAAACGAATTGAAATGTTCGCACCCGTGACTTTTTTCTTGTCTCGTTTGATGTTTATAAACGTTCGAATTTCTGGATGGTGTACAGAAATTGTCAACATTAGCGCACCGCGCCGACCACCCTGAGCAATACCACGAGTTGTTGTAGAAAATTGCTCCATGAAGACGCCAATTCCGTCGGTTGTTCGAGCAGCATTTGCAGTTTCAACGCCCTTTGGTCGAATCGTAGAAATATCAAAACCAACACCACCACGACGCTTCATAATTTGAGCGAGCTGTTCTGTTGTTCTGAAAATGCCACCGATTGAATCGTATGGTGGTTCGATAACAAAACAATTTGACAATGATTGATATTGAAATGGATTACCAATTGCAGACATTGGTGAACCTTGTGGAACAACATCCCAATTTGCAAAAAGTTCATATATCTCATCATATGACATGGAGTTCGGATAATTTTGTTCAATTCGAGCAAATTCCCTGGCCAACCTTTTATGCATGTCATCTGGTGAACTTTCATACCATTGACCACTTAGATCTTGTAGTGCATACTTAGAAGCAAATACTTCGGCTGCAAGATCATCTCCATCAAAATAAACAAGTGATTCATCACGAACTTGTTGATACGTGAATTTCTTCATTAAAATTTCTCCACAACGTAAAATAGCATTGCGCTGGCCAAGCGATTTATCATGCTCTAGAGTAGACATAACTATCAGATAACTTGATTCAGAAACTAGAAAGTTTCTTTCATTTTTCATCATCATCATTAGATGGTTTTTTCATATGGTTTCCGATGACGGGATCATTTTTTAGTTCGTTCCATTTTTCTCGTAGGGCACGTTTAACTTCGCTTTCGTCTTGTTTGATTGCAGTGTCAAGAGAACCTGCTTCACCAAGAATTTCGAAATTACTACGTGCTGTATCGATCCGAATTGGAAAAACTAGACCGTCACGACCCGCACGATTCTTAGCAACGTACAATCGTCCAGCACCTGATGATTTCTCATGAGCCCGTCTTGAAATACTAAGAACAACGTCAGCAACCATCGCCTTTCCATATGCTTCACTCATATTTCCAAGATCGACAATATCACTAGCAGCACCCTCTTTGTTTGATTGTGAAGCAGTCCAAATTGGAACTGCTTTTTCAGATGCAAATCCACGAAGTTCTTCATATACCAATTTTAGTTCGTGTCGCAATGAATCATATTGACGTGTAGATCTCATAATATCAGCATAATCAATTACTATCAGACCCGGGCGAAATCCCTTAACTTCAAGTCTTTCAATATGTGCTCTAATCGTATAGATGCTGCATGTATTTGTTGGAAATTCCTTAATGATTAGCCTTCCCAACTTCATATCTTTATACTTTTCTAGAACACTATCTTTGTTATCGATGACTTTATTTGAATCTAGATCACAAAGATTCGAGTCATAACGCAAACCTACTGCTGCTTCTGATAGCTCGAATGTATAATGAAGAACATCAACACCGCTACGAAGTGCTGCGGCACCAAGATACGTCAACATGTGTGACTTACCAACACCGGTGTTCGCAAGAATAATACCAATTTCACCGGCACCTAGACCACCATTCAGAATATCACGCCTGTCAAGTTCTGTTAGTCCAGTGGCGATTGCGTTTCTCTGCAATCGAGTAAATCTGCTTTCATAGTCATTAAAAAAGTCATGACCCAACTGTGGTGCTGTTCCAACCATCACAGCCTTTTTAATGCCTTCAACAATTGATTCGTACTTTTCAGCCTGAATCTGATCAACTGCAACTTCAAGTGCAGCCTTAAGAGCTTGCTTACGACAAAAATCAAGCGTTTTCTCTTTTACGAACTGCAAATCACCTGGATCAGGATTTGCTTTCATCCTCTGAAGATAATCGATAATCTGATCTTGTACGATCTTATCTGTTCCGATCTTCAATTCATCACGAATAATCGTGATAAGCAACTGCATCGTCGGATAAACCTTATATTTCTTAGCATAAGCAAAATACTTCTCAGCAAGAAATTGCAAATACTTTGGTTCCAAATACGAAACCTCAAAAACTTCGAGCATCTGCTCAGCAAATACTTTGTCACTAAGAAGTGCTTGTACGATTTTTTCTTGAAAATATTTCCCCTGTGTTGCAAATGACGCCGACGTTTTAACTGCTGGTTTTTCTTCACTCATTATTTTTTCCTATTTTGACATTTTCAATACAGTTGAACGGATAAAAAAAATCTTCTACGTTGAAATCATTTATACCTTCACGTACCAAGCATTTTATAAGCCCCATTTTATTGACTGAAGGCTCAAATGTATTGACAAGATGGTCAACTTTACTGGCTTGTGATTGTGACAACATGCCGCCATCAAGATATACCAATTTCCAATTACGTTTCAATATATCTTCATGATCTGCAATTCGTTGATACAGTGGGCTTTCATCAGAATGTGAATGACAAAAATTAATGACGTCTTCAAGTAGAACATCATTTTCAAGTGTTATGAACGGCAAAACACGTGCAACTGTCTTAAATCCCATTCCTTTGATTCCAGGAATGTTATCTGATGGATCGCCACACAGGGCTTTAGCTAGTGCAAAATTCTTCGGTTGAACTCGAAATTCTTCGAGAACATCTTTGCTTGAAACATATGCTTTTTTATGCAATGAATAAATCTTGGTGTTTTCATCCAGCAATTGGTACATGTCTTTATCAGATGATGCAATCACTTTTGGAACACTTGAAAACAATTGACGTGCTAGATACGCAACTACATCATCGCCTTCACAGTCAGATACGTACAATTGACATACTGGGATACATTTCAACATAGACAACAATGCAATTATCTGATGTTTCTTGTTTTCTTCTGAATCCGGCAAGTCATCGCCATAAAAACGATTTAGTTTTTCTGGTTTTCGTGACAACTTATATTCAGAATACAGCGCACGACGCTTATTAGATCCACCACCTTCCCATGCAATGTATACATGCGATGGACCAATTTCATTAACAAGTTTACGTAGCGTTTTTAGAAACCCAATAGTCCCACCCATATGATAACCATGCGTACTCATTTGTGGGTACGCAGCATATGCACGTATAAAAACGTTCATCGCATCGATGATAAGAATTGGTCGTTGTTCAACTGATGACATATATCAATTCTACACAACGACCGTTTCTCAGTACACGACTATTAATTTAACTTGCCCGTTGAACCAAACCCACCTGAGGCTCTATCTGTCTCACTCAACGGCTCTTCAGACCGCCAGAATGATGCTCGATATACTTGTGAAAATACCAATTGGGCTATTCTGTCGCCTTTTCTGATAATAAATGGTTCAGTACCGTGATTGATTAGAATCACCTTAACTTCACCGCGATAATCACTGTCGACAGTTCCTGGTGAATTTAGGACGACAACCTTGTGTTTGAGTGCCATTCCGGATCTAGAGCGAACTTGACCTTCGAACCCAGTTGGGATTTCAAGATAAAGACCGGTGCCAACAGCAGTAACACCTCCGTTTGGAGGAACAAAAGAGTCATGTGATGCAGCAAGATCACAACCAGCAGATTCCGCTGTCTGATACGTCGGTTGTTTTTCAACGCCACAAAACTTAACAAGAATTCCTTCGAGCATCATAACTCATCTCCTTCATCATCGTCTGTAGGTGATTCACCTTCGTCACTAACTGCTTGGCCTCCGTGTGTAACATATGCAGCGTCAATAACTTTGTCAAGCCACGGCTTGTAAAGAGGGTCTTTAATCATGTCACCAAATTCAGATTTGTAGAACTTTTTCTCAAGAAATATTTCACCTGTTTCAACATCTGAAACCTTAAATTCTTTCCAAGCACCCGTTCCAGCAACTGATATATCAACTTTTGATACATTCCCTTTTGCATCTTTGTATTCTGTCAACACTTTATTTGCTGCACAATGTGCCCTGACAGTATCAAAAATAAATTCATGTTCAACAATTCCCTTCCCAAAAATAATATCAAAGAAGTGCTTTCGGAAAGGTGGCGCAACTTTATTCTTCTTGGTCGTCATAATAACATGAATACCAACAATATTTCCTTTTGCATCTTTTACTTGAGTTCCGGACGTCAAACGAATTCGAAGTGATGCATGATAAGGAATGGCTTTCCCGCCAGGTGTGATATCAGGATCACCATGTGTTACACCAATAGCTGTTCTTAGTTGATTAAGACATAGCAACGTAACATTATTTTGACCAATCACACCAGTCAATTTTCGCATACCCTTACTGATTACACGAGCTTGCAAACCAACTGTATTTTGATCATAATCACCGTCAAGTTCAGCCTTGGGTGATGAAGCGGCTACTGAGTCCCAAATTACGAGAATAGGAACGCCCTTTGCAACAATCTGTTTCGCTTTAAGAACAGTACTTTCAATGATTGAAAATACTTCTTCTGTGCAGTGTGTATCGCAATAAACAAATTTCTTAGCAACGTTGATACCCATGTCACGCAACTTTTCTATTGGCGTCGCGTTTTCTGTATCGATATAGACAACTAGACCGCCTTGAGCTTGCGTTACTGCCGCAGCATGATATGCTAGATGAGACTTACCAATAGAAGGCGGGCCAGAAATTTCAATAACTCTTCCTTCTGGATATCCTCCACCCGCAGCATTTCTGATCGCATAATTAAGCTGGATTGATCCTGTGTCTAGCCAACGTTTAACGGTTGTGGGTGCTTCATCAACACCCAGATTATATGCAACTCTTTGACCAAATTCTTTGTTTAGATCACGAATAAGATTTTTCGTTAGTTCGTCAACATCTGACTCAGACTTTACAGTGTCATCAACGTCTTTTTTAGCTTTTACCATTTTGTCCTCATAAAAATTTCACTATCTTAGAAATAGAAAAACTCGATATGACCTCATGAATAAACACAAGAATCAATATCGAGTTTTTCTCGATTATCTGTTATAACTCTTCGTCTGTTAGTTCTTTGAACGCATCATCAAGCGACATTTGCTTGGGAGTTGCCTTCGAAGAATCATCGTCTTCATCAACCGGTGGCTTCTTCTTTGAACGAGCCGGTTTGACATCTTCAACTACTGCGCCGCCTGAAGCCTGACTTCTTACGTCCTTGACTAGTGCATCAAGTGCATCAGCAGCAGGAGCGGCACCACGAGGAGTGCCTTCGTCGGCAGATGGCGTATCACCGCCACTTAGCCATGCGTTGAGGACGTTCTCAATTTCTTCCTTTGACTTCAAACGATACATGTCGTCAATGTTCGGAACGCCTTCCAACCAAGCTTCCATCTGTTTTACATCGTCGCTTATTTTTGAAGTCTTCGCTCTAAAATCAACTGTGGTGTCTGCAAATTGCTTGCCGGGTTGCTGAGTAATAGTAACCTTAAGATCATGACCGTCAAGAGGGTCAAGAATATCTCCGCAATCTTCATCAACAAAAAATCCTAGTAGACGTTGGTACACAATTTTGCCAAACGACCAAACCATCACACCCTTTTCTTCTTCACCACGAACAATAACTGGCGTATATGCTCGCATCTTTGGTTGCAATTTCTTTGCTAGCTCACGATCTGCAGGCTTGCCAGAACTATACAATTTACGAATCAAATCGTCAATCGGATCAGGCTTGCCAAACTGTTTGGGCGTCAAAATTCCGGAATTTGTACCGATGTAATAAAACCATCGCTCAACAAATGGTTGACCATCAGTTACATTCTTCCAAGGCAAACAACGAATTTTATACTCACCTGGTCCTGGTTTCCAGAGTTGGACAGAAGACGTCTTCTTCGTCCCATTCAATTGCGCCATACGCTTACGAATCAAATCTAGATCTATAGCCATATTTTCCTTTTCCTATTCCGAATATTGGAATCTGATCACATCATGTGACCTTTATCCATTCTATCAAACGTTCCTCAAAAGTTCAAAACTTTGAACTTATAATCTTCTCTTGTGTTGAACTTTGTTCGAAACAGCAGCACCTACTACTGCGCCCGTACCTGAAAATTCAACAACATCTTCCGCTTTACCGCTATCCTCTTGTTCACTCTCATTTTCTTGTGGCTCTAGAAGTTGATTTGGAACGCGAGCATCTCTGTCTGCTTCCAAAATCAACTTAACATATTGCACAAGAAGTTGTTTGTTCACATCAATAAGTATGGATTAACCCCTCAAGTTGATTCAAATTCTACGTTTTTTTCTTGTCTCGTTGACAAATAGTCTGCTGTCATAACAACATGTGCAAGGATCGGCTCCTTAAGACAATAAGGCTTATTTTCATCAATCACAAATCCATCATTTAGAAGAATGGCGAGAAATTCATCTTGGGTTAGTGTCAGACCATAATGTTGACACAAAAACACACTACGATGTGGAACTGACATAAATTGCATTTTCTTGTTGTAACCATACAGTTCACCACGCTTCTGTTGCCAGTCTTCTGCATTCACGTAATAGTCGTCAACATGATCGCCAACTTTACCTAGATCGTGAAAAAGACAACTAATGATAAGTGACTCCTTAGGGATCTTCCAACCAAAAGTTTTCTTTAGCTGAATTGCATTTCCAAGAACACGCAACGAATGATCGATCAATCCACCTGGGAAAGCATTATGATAGTCCTTTTTTCCTGACGCAGGACAAAGTGCAAATCTTTCACCAAGAGAATCAACTAGATTAAGTGCATGTTCACTACGATCACCAAGATTCGAACACAGTGATCGTACTTTATTGTAATTTTCTTCAATTTCTTCTGCTGTTAGCGACATACAATGATATTATTGCTATAGTGTTATTGTGTACAAGCAAGTTTGGCTTTCAAGTAAAATGACTGTACGTAGCCAGGAACAGTGACCTTTTCTATGTTCAGAACATCTTGAATATTCTTTGCTGGAACATCTAGGATAAGTGCATCATGGAGAACAAAGAGCGGCTTTACTTCCGGGAAACACTTTACTTTTTCAACAATCGAACTAAATCCTAGCAAACTAACGTCGACGCCAGTAGATTGTGCATATGAATTGATAAGAATATGATCTAGCGGTGCAGAAGGAACTACTTTACGTCCATAACGATTTGTAACGTAACCAGTTTTGATAAAATCATCTTTAATACGTTTCTTTAGTTCGTTTGTTTTGAAAAAACGTTTCACTTTTCCAACGAATTCATCAAGTTCCTTACCTTCAATTCCAAGTTGTTCTCCCAAAAGATGTTTTCCGGAACCGTACAATTCTGAAATAACAGCACCCTTAATTGCATCACGAGACGCAGTGCCACCAAATAGTTCTTGTGATATGTATGTATACATGTCGACATGATCGCATCGCATGCCAGCTTCATACAACAAAATTCGTGCTTCAAGTGCTGCAAAATCAATATAGACTATTTTCCCGTCATCATATGATGACTTGATAACGTCCCTATAGTCACGCTTCAATGTGAGAATTTGTGGACCTGATTGAACAGTCAGTCGACCGGTAACTGTTCCAAAACGATCATAATCTACGTTGTCAGCAAACCCAACTTTATCTGGTTTAAACGACTGCAACGTTGTGACATTTGTTGTGACACTATTTACCAACTCTTTATAACGTACAATATCAATGCAGGCCGGTTGAAGAGACCTTAGAACAGTAGATTGTGGCACCCACGTGTTCATATAATAATCTTTTGATATATGTGCCAATGCATCATTGGCTTGATTTATGAGATTTTTTATAAAGGCACGATGATCTTTGCCAGACATCACATGTGACCAAGGAACACTATCAAGTGAACCAGAAATAACTTGTTTCATCATAATGATGAATTTTTCTGGTGGGTTCAAATTAAATTGAATTCCATTCAGCCTAAACAACGTATCTAGACAATGATTACTCTCTAGTTTAATTTCGCCTGACAAATGCCATGAATCTTTTGGTACAAAATTTGTCCAACGATAACCGTCGTCAATGATGAGATTACTGTCTGTTCCCATCAAACACGCATCAATGCAAAGTGATTCAGGCACTTATATACAATACAACTTGTGTATGCCAGACTACATGTTAACTTATCTAGACCGGTAATCAATGATTTCAAATTACCAATAACAGATGGGGCAGCCTCATATTTTCCATATGCATCATAAAATGCCATAGTCAAAGATGATTCAAATTTACCCGGTGAGAAATTATGATTAAGCCCAGATATACCGTAGATGTTATCAATTGTTGTTCCTGTGTTAAAATCGCAAAAAAACAATTGTGAATAATTTAGTAGTGGACAACCTATTGTTCTAATTGTCAGTGCTGCGGGTATTACTTTAAGTGGCAGTCCACCTTGACCGCCTCCCGCTGGCGTCGCTATAACTTTTCTTCCAGAATTTAGCCCTAGAAGTTGCGCAGCCGTCAATTTTGCATCTTGTTTCGAAGAAATAGTAGCTTCAAGAACAGCTGATGCATTCATACCATATATGATGCTCGGCACCATTTTCGAAACCATATTCTTAACTTGTTGATTATTAACGTCCGGTTCAATTCGCATATTTGTCAATTGAATTCCTGTATTACCAGTCGAACTAATAACTTTCATGACATCTTTCATGACATTTTGTAGAACTTGTACAGTATTCTCTGTTTTCTTCTTGACCCATGGATCTGGGTCAATTTCGACATAAGATGTTCCAGAAGATGAATCATGTCGTAGAATTTGCGCAGCTGTCTTATAAGGGTTAGCTGTCTTGTCATATATGTGAATACGAACAATTTTCTTCAAATTTGAAAAGCCAGCGCTTTGTTGATCTTTTGAAGATGGATTTGTGCTAGGGCGTTTTCCAGGTTGTTCATAATATTGAAGAAGATCAACTGCGTCTGTACCTTTAAATTTTTCATGTGTTGATTCAATATGAACTTCAATTTGTGGCATTTGAAATGTACCACGTTTACCGTTAATAGAAGACAACATCGATTCATACTGCTCACCTGTTTTTTTGTCTTTAGTCGTAGGATCTTTTTCTTTTGAATTCCATGGCTTAAAAACGCCGGCCGTACGAAAACCATATGGAATTGCACGTGGATCATTTAGTTGTGCATCGACAGCAAGCTTTACAAATTCTTCAACTGCCATTGCTTCAGTTCCATTTGCTTCAATGACCTCTTTGTATTGACGCATAAATACTGGTACGTCAATTGGGAATTCAGCAATATTTGTGCATGATGCTGGTCCACAACGATCATTCAACATATAAAACATGATCTGAAATTCATCAATTGCCGGCAGTTGAATCAATGCATTTGTCATAAAAACACTAAACAACTTGCCAAAAGAACAGACTGTCTTTGACAGATTTTTCTCTTTTAGTTCTTTTATGAGTTCTTCACTAACTGAATCTTTTTGTGTATTGTATGCTTCAATATGTTTTAGAAGTGGATGATCATCATTTCCAGTTTCTGATTTCATTTTTTCATTTTTTTCTTTGAAAATCAAAAATGGATCATATCCATTGCTAAGACTGCGAAATTTTTCATACGATATTGCTTTTGCTTGATTTGTAGCTGCTTCTTTGAACTTGAATTTATTTTCTTTTCCTTTGCCACCTTCTGGTGCATAAAGTTGTTCAAGTGCCTTTATAAGTGGATCAACATGACCTTTTTCGATTCGACCTGCAGCCTCGAGTGACTTACGTAGAGTAGCTATTGATTCTTTTATCTGTTTTGGATCTAGATCAGTAGGAAATTGACCGCTTTCTGCGGCGTCAAGAATCATATAGCCACGAATTTCTTTTGTCAAGCCGGGCGGATCAAGCTTGTATTTTTTACGCAAATCACCTATTTCTCTTGCAAGAGCTTCAATGTCTCTAGTAATAGACTTAAATGAATCTTTATCATCACTAATCTTCATGTCCCTGAGTTCAGAAACTGATTTTGTGAACAGTTCAAGTGTAATAGTAACTTGACCAACAGCATCAAAAGAAAATCCTGCATTTTTAACGCCATATGCTTCTTTTGTAAGCATATTGTTATTAATGAAGTCTGCATAAGTTTCAGCAGATTTATCAGCAGAAGGTTCAAAGGGGTGTCTCCATCCATATGTCAACCAAACTGTTGTACGTGTATATGTTGTTGGTTGGATTAGATCGGCTAGTTCAGACAATCTGGAGCGATCATGTAGCTTTATGACAGCAGTGGCTTTCTTAAATGACATGATTCCCTTGGTTGGGGCAACGTTGATTGCAACACTCTCTAGTGAAGCAAACGGTCGCGTTGGATCAAGAACGTCAACATATCTCGATCCTTCTTTTATTGGATTCATGTTCACTAGTGTTTGTGGCGACGTAAACATTTCCATGCCGGCAGATGATTTTGCATTATCACCATCTGCCCATGCCCTTGACTTAAACATAACAGAATCAGGTGTTCCATCAGCAACTTCAACACCACCTAGCAAAAATTTCAACATACCTGCAGTCGTAAGTCTCTTTTCTGTTTCTTTGTCAAACCCACGATCAAATGCAAATTCTAGTTCAAGATATGGTACGCAACGCGACAACACAATTGATGGCAAAAAATTTAGAAATAGTTCTACTTTTTGTGCATCACGAACAAGAGGGCTCACAAATGGTGAATTAACAACGGTGATACTCATATCACGCTCGCCAAAATCTGATTTTTTCAAACCCGATATTTGTTCAAAAGCTATGTTATCAGAAGCTTCTTTTGCCTTACCGTCAAGATACATGTAAGGATACTTTACGTCCGGTATTGGACCTGATTTTAGCGAATAAAAATTGACAATTGAATCAAAGTCTTTTTTATCACCAACAACTGTTCCATCTGGGTTAGCTGATGCAGACGTTCGATATTCGTTTAGTTTAGAATGGATCATTGCAGAATTTGAAATTCCACCATTGGAATATTCCAGCAACAATTTTTGCAACAATCGTGACAAACTATTTTCTTTTGCAGGATCACCAATACCAATTTTTTGTGCGATCAGGTAATCAGCAGGTGTCACCATTCTAAAAATTGAATCAAGTTTCGAAAAATCAGCGGCCATTTTGTAATCCCGTAATTGCAGCAATATCGTTAAGTTCAGGTATGTTAATAATCGTCCCAGGTGGAACTTGAAGACCCCATCCGATATCACTCGCCGCAGCAAGAACCCACCAGTATCTTGAATCGCCATAAATACTACCCGCCAACGTATCCAATCTTTCAACACCCCTAACAACAAGTTGTTTGGTTTTGATACTGCCATTTGCAATTGCTTTACGAATTGAAACAACTGCTTCGGCAGTTCCATATTGGCGTCCATAATCGATTATTGCAGTTCTAGCGTAACGACTAAATGCCATAAATTAACCATTTTTCTTTTCTTGATCTTGACCATGAGCAAAGAATCCGACGGGATAAACAGGGCTCCTGTTATAACCCTGTGAATCAAGACCAGGTGATATATCATGAATTGGACTAAACGCAATTGTAACTTTGCACATTTTAGGAGCTTTTTTACCAGCGTCAGTATCCCAAACAACTTTGTCATACCAGTCAAAACTCAGAGATTCGATAAATCCTGCAAGGCCCTTACCGCCAGCAGAACGAAATGATTTTACGACAGCATTATTTTCAATATCAAGAAATTTTGTAAGATCAGCAACTGCTTCATTTTCTTGTGCAAATGCATCATTGAATATTTTTTTTGCTGTTGCTTTTGATGGTTTCAATGAACTAATAGGAACGTAATACTTTCCTCCCATTATTTTCATTTTAGGATCATCATCATTTGCAAACTTTTGCTTAAGGCGTGATATTATTGCAGCTTGATTAGAAGGATCTAGAACACCAACATCCGACAAAAATGTAGCAGACGGTAGTTCCGGAACAATAGACGCAAATAGTTCAGGATTATCAGAATCTAGATCGTCTATTCTGCAAGGAATAAATACTGCATCATTATCTATTGTCCAATATGGTGCATTAGTCGGTCCCCCACTTCCAATGCCTACCGAACCGCCCTTTTTATCTTTGAGATCAAGTGTGCCACCACCAGTGACTGTCCAATCACCAGTTTTGTTTTTAACTGCATCAGCAACCTTATTTTTTAGATCAGCAATCTTGCTACCATCAAGAGACAATACTTTATTTCCGAATTGTGCATCTTTTAGTGTTGCACCAAATAGTCGAGCTAGAGCGAAACGTGAATAATTCGATCTGATCAAATTTCCAAGACGAATACGAACCATTGGTGAAGCACCAATCATTTGACTAAATGGCTGTGTGAAATTGAATTTTGAGTCTGGATCAGTTAGTCGACGACCTTCGGTGTATTGTGGATACACAAGCGTTACGAGTTTATTGATCTTAACCCACATATCATCAAAATCTGCTGGCGAAGTTGAAGCTACATAGAAACTTAGGCCGATTTTTCGAACAGTGTTCTTGTAAATTTTCACTGGTTCGACCCTACCGTAGCCTTCGGATGATTCATATGCAGCTGAATAATCATCAGTCAATGATGACAGAAATGCATGAAATGATATGACTTCATTGGTGCGTACATCATGAAAATAAAATGGAACGTATTCAGCATCCAGAATGTTTTCAATTTTTTGCAATGTATCAACATCAGATGTTGGTTCTGAATCACCATGAGGAATTCGATTTCCATTTGTTTTTGCTTCATCGTCTGACAACAGTCGATAATATGAACGAGTTTTTTGTTCTTGCAAACCAAACCCGCTCTGAAATCCACCCAATGCTTGAGCTACAGGTTGCAAACCAGCGACAGAATTTGGCAACAAATACAACGATGGAGAACGATTTGAAGCCCACGCTAGTTTTAGATCTGTACCGTCGCCCATTCTACTTTTCATAGAAGCAGCACCCGGAACATCATCACTAATCTTGTCAATTCGTGACTTACGAATTGGTTCTTCATCACGACCAGGTACAACATCATCTGGGTTTTCTGTCTTGATTGCATCGCCTAGTGCTGCAAATACATTGATCGCAGAAATTAGCTTGGAAGACTTTATCACGTCAATCAACGCAAGTATTTTCTTAACCGCTGCAACAAGATTGCCGCTGAATGCTTTTTTAATCTGTGCTATGATTGTAACAATTGATCTAATGATTGAACGAGCAATAACGCTGTTATATCCGGGCGAATCATTGGGTTTGGTTACAGATTGAACAAGAGAACCCAACAAACCAGCATCTTCATCAATACCAAAAAATGCATGAACACCAGCAGAAACTGCTTTTTTAAGTGGTGTTATCGTGTAACGAATTCCCAACAATGACGCGATATCTAGACTTAGTAGTGCACCAAATCCACTCGTTTGTTGATGCTTGGTAACCGTTGAACGACCCAGAATATAACGACCGTCGGGGTTCTTACGTGGTTCTGGTGTTGATTTTGCTAGGCCCAAGATTACTCCTAGACCTTCGAACAACAAATTAATGGACGCAGTCAATGCTGCACTCAATGCAACCATTCCAAGCGCTGACATGCCATCATAATTGTCAAGAGAGTTATTCATAGAACCCCATGACAAATCAGAAATGTTCGTAAAATTTGCATTCGGAACTTCTGAATTACTGATGCTCGTCAGAACATCATGTGCTTCAAGAATTGCAACATCAACACGTTCTGCGCCCAATTGATTGAAACTTGGCAATATTGCTTTTGCCTCTTGACCAGCAGAACTCGGATTTGCATTTCCGGCAGCAGAGTTCAATTCCCTGGATGATCTAATTGATAGGGCGACGCCAACTTGTGCAAGTCGATTGGTTGAAAACGTGCCGTATTTTGGTGAATGTAGCGTTGGATTGGAATTTTTACCATATGCATCTGCAAACTGAATCTCTGCGGTGAAACGATTGTTATTCAAAACACTCGTCGTATATCCTTTGACAGTTCCTAGACCTTGATTAGGCAATCCACCCTCGATTTGAGGTAGTAGACTATTTCCCGTTACAGACCCGGGAGGAGCACCCATTTCTTTGCCCTTGCGAATTTTTGAAGTTTGTGGATCTACTGGGACAAATTTCTTGTCACCAGGACGACCTTGCGTCATCCAATTTTTAAGATTTGGAGATGAAGTTGTTGAACCAGCGATATTGCTTTTACCACGTGTAAACCACGTTGAATTTTCAGTTGTATGTTCTGGTGACGGTATTGCTGGTGTTTCATTATTGTCAGCAGTTATTTTTATAGACGTTGCAGTTACATCTAGCGGGATATAGTTAACACTTGTTTTCTTTCCAAGGTAATCAGCAAGAGTTTTCTTGGTTGTCTTGCTAATGTCTTTTCTTGGTGGATCATTATCATCAACTGGAAAACTTCCATGATCCGTTGCAATTGGGTAATTTGGATCTGGTGGGGCGTCCGGATCACCAACGTCAAACGTATACGTTTTTCCGTCGATATCAAAACCGGGCGTCCCGGTGTCAATTTTTACTATTTTGGTTCCCATATTAACTCATTGATCCAGTAACAGCTTGTTCACTACTTTTAATTACTACTGTTTCTCCATTTAGACCCCTAGCAAGTTCAGACAATGCCTCTGGATCATTTTTGATTTCTTCAGTAAATTGTTCAAGCTGGTATACCACATCAATTACAAGTGACTCAATAATTGAATCGATTTGTTTCTTATCTTCAGGTGTTACGTTTTTTACTGCGCTACAGTACAACTCATCTGTCACCAGAAGGTCACGAATATCTTTTTTTGTTCGCATACCTAATTCTATATTCAATTTATGTAGAATAAACGAGTGTGTCACTCGTTTCATCAACCGCCAACAGTCTGCAATGGACCGGTTGGACTGCTTGTGTTGTTAGGCAATGAAGGTGACGCTTCTTTTCCAGCTGTACCATTTCCGGTTGCAAAGTTTAGTCGTTCACGTATGATTGACTTGTCACGTAGAACTAGTGCTTTTTCCATATCAGCAGCATTAATGTTAACGTTCATTGAAATATCAATTGTTACACCCGGGTTCTTGATCTGATAATTGAATTTTCCGCCAATGCCCATGCTATTAGCAAGTGTTTTTAGTTTGGCATCAAGTTTAATTCCTGGGAGTCTTCCAAGTGATTCATTCAATTCATTTGCTTTCGAAGCCATTTCACTAATTGCTAGCAAAGCTTGTCTCAAACCACCTTTTTCGATGTTATCGACAATGATTTGTGCTTGTGCAGAAGCGTCATCTGTCATTTTGGTAATTTCTGCCATTCTTTGTGACGCTTCTTTTGACATTGCTTCAACAGAATTTGTTGCACTCCATGCAGAACCCGGCTGTGAAACTTGTTTTGGTGCTTGTCTTGCAACATTAGCACCTGCAGCTGTCACTGAAGATCCGGCTGATTCAGTTTTTGCAGCCGACACTGTTTCTTTCATTTTCTCAGACATGGTTTTTGGCATGTCTTCAATACCCTTGCTAAAACCAGCCGTGATATTATCGCCAATGTCTTCAAAAACTTTTGAAGGCGAACTAATCTTGAAAACTTTCTTAGCAACATTAATCAAATCTTTGAATACTGGGATATCTAGAATTTTACTCAATGTGTCTTTCATGGCATCAACAACGGCCGTAAAAAGAACTACAATTGGTGCTGTTGAAAATACATCAGAAATAATTTTCCATGCTGAAGCAGTTACTTCTTTAACGATCGTAACAATCTTCTGAAAGATGTTTGTTATAGGAGTAATGACTTCAGACGAAAACCACGATACCGCTGTCGACCAGACCCCTTTTACAAAGTCCCAAACTTCACCAAAATGTTTTCCAACAGCGCTAATTGCAAGGCCAATAGATCCAATGACGCCTGATTCTTTGAATGAATCTCCTATTGCACTAAGAATTGAAGAAATTTTTCCAACTGCAGTTCCTATTGCTAGAAAATACATCGAAATCAACTTAAATAGTCCGCCAACGATTGGGATGTCCGCAGTGCTATTTCCTGCCTTTGCAAACAATTTACTCAAAACGAGCCAGAACGTACTAAGAACTTTTGTTCCGAATGCAAGAATTTTTACATACAATGTAGGCACCATTTCTAGCAACCATAGAAACCAATTTCCTACATATTTCAAAAATTTGCCGCCAAGATCAACTAGTGCATCAGCGATATTGCTTTCATTACCGCTGAATATTTCTTTGATCAAATTTCCAAATGATGCAAAAACATCCAATGCTGAGCCAATGTAATTTTTCAACTTTTGTGTAAATGTTTTCCCAAATACATTTTCAACAGCACCAAATATCAAAGTAGAAAGCTGTGCAATTGCAGCTGCAATTTCAGGGCCGGCCCAGTCTGGCAGCAGACCAAACGTAATTCCATCAATGATTCCAGCAGCGGCACCACCCAATTTAGCTTCAGTAGATCCAAACGTCTTAAGAAGTTCTTGTTCATACTTTTTGATGCCAGCATCTGCACCCATTGCCGCGCCCGCAATTGCTGCAATAATTGCTGCTGGTCCAATAAATTTACCAAGACCACCCATCGCTTTGGACAACGTTCCACCCATCGCTTCAACGCCTTCGGTTGCACCTGCCTTAACAGCAGAAGAACCAAATGAGCTGGTAATCATTTTTGCAATTGCACCACCAAAATTAGAGATAATGCCACTCAATGCCATTCTAAAAACAGCCGGGCCAAAAATAATTGCAAACGATCCAAATAGCGCCTTTTTAACGATACCCATGAACTTCTCGTTTTTAAGCGCGGCGCTCATGAGTTCACCAATCTTTGTAATTGCAACATCAACAAATTCTAGCAATGACGGACTAATAATGTTCCATGATGTTGCAAGTGCATTTCCAAGTGGTTTGATTATTGCAACAACTGTCGCTGCTACACTCCCGCCCTTTGTTGCAGCGTCCGATGCTGCCTTTGGGTTTAGAATAAACTTTGTAAGATCTGTCATAAATCCCGACAATTTTGTCGCCATCGCAGGAAGTGCATCAGATATTGCTTTTACGATATATTCAAAAAACTTGCCAAAACCAGCAAGAATCTTCTTACCAGGACCTTTTTGTGAATCAAAAAAATCAAGGAAGTGAATCTTGATCATGTCCATCATACCGGTAAATTGTTCTTCGCCTTTTGCAAATTTTTCAATTTCTTTGCTAATTCCACCAAACAACGTTGCAAACTTCTTTGGACTAAAAATACTTGCAATGTCACCAAGCAGTTCTTTAACTGGAGCGAGTTGAGCTAGTGCTCGGCCAAGTTTAACACCTGCCATTTCAGTTAGCATCAAAGCACGCTGGATATTCATAATGATCTTACGGAATTCATGTGAAGACTGCAAACCTCCTATAATTCCCTTAAAGAATCGTTCAAAGAATCCACCGTGTTGTGCACCACCACTTTTGACCATACGTTCAATTGAATCAGCTAGAGCTTTCATTGCTTCAGCTTGAGTCATTTGTTTCTTGGCCGCAGCGTCGCTCTTCTTCTTAACATCATCAAGACCTACGCCCTGATTCTTCATCGAAAATGCAAGCTTAGCTTGTTCTTCTGACAAACCCGTGCTACTTGCTAGCAATTGCAACTGTTGACGATTAAACTTCGAAGCATCTTGACCGGCTGTTGCAAAACTCTTGCGCAACATTTCAATTTGTGTTGCTGGGTCTTGTGCTTCCATCAACTTGAACGCATCAATATTCAAACCGAACGCTTGCGACAACTTGGACGCATTGTCAGCTGCTGAATCGAATGTATCAAATGCATCAAGCGTTCCAGTGATATCATGCAATTCTAGGCCTAGTTTACGTGCATAAACAGACGCTGATGCAATTTCTTTGACAGACGCACCAGCGAAGTGTTTTAGGTCCGCCATGGCCTTAACCATATCACGTGAGATCAATTTTGAATCGATTCCAAATGCTTTACCAAGATCTTGTGCTTGTTTCTGGATTGGTAGCAACACAGAAGACATGCTCTTTCCCATGGCTTTTGCCGTCTGACCAATCGTTTTCATCATCTCATCAGATAGGCCTAGACCCTTTTGCCATGCAAGAATTGCACCGCCATTTGAACGAAATTCTTCACCAAAGTTTTGAAACGTTGGTCCCATCGCTTGAGCTAGTTTTAGGAATGCTTCAAGTCTTTCATGTAGATTTCCAAAGACTTGAAATGCACTGAGACCGGTGTCGGAGAAACCCTTTAGTTCGGTCGACATCTGCATGATGACTTTTGGAGAACCGGTTCCCAAAGCACCAAATTCTTTACGAAGATTTTCAATTGCTTGTAGCAATTCATTTGACCCACCAGACGCTTTATTTGCAATGTCTATTAGACCATTAAACATCTTGAACGGAATTGCAAGAATGGCCATACCAATCGCGCCAATTCCTTCGACTGCAGTTGTCAAAAATCCTGTCAATCCTTTTCCGATCGCCATCAAGTTTTTGAAACCTTGAATCATGCCGGTGACAGCAGCACCAGCCATCATTGCACCTTTAGGAAATTTATTTTTGAATATTCCAACCAAGTCAACAATTTTTGTTTGAAACATTTTTGTAACGCCACCTGATTTTTCAATACTCGCAATGAATTCATCCATTGGCGATTTATTGATGTTAGCAACGCCTTCTTTAGCGCCGGCCAGGCCACCAGTCAGTGCTTTTATTTTACTGTTTGCAGCTTCAGATTTTTTAGACATTTCTTCGAATGTCTCTTGTTGAGTCTTGTTAAGTTCAGATAGTTTTTCAACAACTTGTTTAACGTTTTGTGAAACTTCATTTAGTTCACCAATAACAGCACGCATGTCAAATTGTGACATCACGGCAGCAAGTTCCTTCATTGATTCAACTTGCATCGTTTGCGATGAATCAATTTTACCGGTTGCAGCTGCCATGCGATCCATCAAGGACGCAAGCTTGGTTGCAATTTCTACTTGTTCTTTTGTTACTGGATCAGCCATTTACGTTCCTAATAGTGGCCATTGAACGCCAAGTTGACGTTCAAATTCTTGTGCAGTCATGTGTTTAACACCCAATTTTTGCATTACAGATTCAACTGACGCACCTGGACGACGTAGTTCATCTTGAAATCTCCTTGACGCCAACATTGCGTTTGAAACAGCACGAACTTGTTCTTCTGAACCACGAATTTTTGTATTCACAGCCTTGCCTACAAGCCATGCACCAAGCGTTGCAAAGAAAATTTTTCCAAGCAAGTTAACATGCAATTCGTTAATTTGTTCTTTATCGTTCATGTTTACACTTTCATCCATGTTCCGCTCATCTAGATATGCTTGAGCTCGCTTTAGAATACCAATATCTCGAGAATTTCCTGCATTTGAGAACAATTCTTGTGCCTCTTCAAATGTAACGAGACGCACTTCTTCCATTTCATGATCATGTGGACCCACTGGTCCTGTTCGAATCATCATGAAATAATGAGAAATACTATGTGTTCCAACACCAGAACCGAGACTGCCGCCATCGAGCAACTTTGCTGGAACGCCTGCCTCTTCAGAAACTTCTCTGACAGCGGTTTGTTCCATGCTTTCTCCCGGATCAATTCTTCCTTTGGGGAAGCACCATGGCCCGTAATTATTTGAAGGTTTACAAACGTAAATCCTATATGGTTTTTCAAAGCTATCAAGAACAACGCCGCCGGCAGAAATCCACTTTTCTTTAGACATATAGAACTAAGTATTAGGTGAATCTTCTTAGACGCGACGGTGTTTGTGGTCTGTCTTTTCCCTGAAGAGCACGAACTTCAGGCGTGTTTTGATGCAATGCCTTTGTAAGAGGTTGAGGATTGTCAGATCCCTCTTTATCAGAACCCTTGTTGAGTTCTTTTACAATTCGTTCAATAAACCAACGTTTGTATGCAACGGGCAATCGATAAACTTCGCCATACAAAAATCCCCCATAATACATCAGAAGGAACGTTGGTTCAAGAATTAGTTGTGCTTTATCGTCCGGCTGAAGGCCAAAGAAAGGTAACGCCAAGTGGCATTGTCACCTCCTCTGTATGTTTGCATGCTGGACATTCAGTTTCTTGTCGCATTGAAATTCCGGGCTCTGAGTTACGAATATAATTTCGTAGTGCTAGAGAATCTCGTGCCGGCATTACTCGAACAAAATTTGCAATCTTTGCTCGGTCATCAACGCCATCGACAGAAACAATCGCATACAACAAATTTGATGTAACTGACGTATCAGCCGAAATACCCAACTTCTTTTGCTTCTCAGCAGTTGCAACAAGTTCTTCTTCATCTCGACCAGTAAGGAATTTGAAACGAACAACTTTTTTGCAATACGGCAACTTAAATTCGAATAGATTTTGGCCTTCAATTACCGGCTCAATCTCCATTCTCTTTAGTGGAAGAGCAGAGAGGTCAAATTGATGCGCCGCCTTAACACCACATTCCGGACATTCTATTTCTGCATCATATTCAGCGCCATAACCTGTAATTCGAATTGCAACCATCAGTGCATTACGATCACCTGTTAGAAGATCTTTAACGTCGACGCTCTTGTCTGACAGACATGAACGAATTAGTTCAGAAATAACAGTACCCTTCTTAAGTAGAGCTTTACTCGTAAGAATATCTTCCTCACGAGTTGTCATTGACTTAATTTCAACAGTTTCAGCACCGTGCAAACTTGATCCAACGGGATAAACTTTACCGGCCGATGGCAATGGCACAACTTCGGTCGGAACATCGAGACCAAAATCTGACTTTGCTTGACCCGCAGCAGTTGTCTGCTGAATTCGTGGGTCGACTGTACCAGACTTAAAAACTTCATTACGTGTTTCACGCTCTTCTGACATTTGTATTCCTCTTATTCAATGGTATCAATCAGACACCATTGCGTAAATAGGAACAGTACGCGATCTCAACCTTTTTAGACGCCGTGTGCAATTTTTAGATCTCGTGGCGCAATCAACACGTATACATGTGATCCAGGCTCAGCTCCAATTCGCAACAGTTCAGATCCTGTAGCAGCTCGTATCTGACCGGTCTCCTGTAGATACACTGCATAATGCTCAGCCTTTTGCAATGATATCCCAGCCTCAATAGAAAACTCCCCCAAAAATACCGGGCGTATTACCTTATGTAGATGTCGAAGAATTTTTTCTACTACCATCTCGTGGTCTAGATTGGTCGATCTGGCGATCCACCGTGGCATTTCGTCATATTTCATATGCCACTATATTGTACACTAGTTTTGAACGCGTGGTTTGGCTGGAATGTTACGTAGATGATCTACAAAATCCCAACGGCGATCAATTTCATTCTCAAATTCAGATGATGACCAACCAGCCGCTCGCAATATATCAGAATATTCTGCGTTGAATTCCATTTCCGACATTTCTCCACGTGACAAGCGTTGTTCTAGGTCTGTTAGCAGTGGTGACATTTGATCAAATGGCAATTTCATACCTTGACGTGATGCCATGTGTTCTAGAACAAGTTCTCGCAGAAGCGACTTAAGAGATGATGACATGAAGTAAATATGTATCACAAGCGCATTTCGAAAACTAGATTAGAACAACCATAAATTCGATTGACATTTTTAGCCTGAGCTGCTTGTTTTTCAGTTATGTTATTTTTTGAATCTGCCTTGACAGAAAATCTATCATAACGATCATAATTGTCAGTCCACCAAAATCTTGGTGTGGTTGAGCTAACAATAGAAAATCCTGCTTTTTTGTAACCTTCTCCATTGCCCAAACGTGAATCAACATATGTCATCAATTGATTTATTCCTTTAGATTTAACCCACGTCGTAGCAGGTTTCAACAATTTTGAAAGTGCACCTGCTACGACAATATCACTAGCTGAACAAAATCTTGCAATTTCATAAGAATCAACGTATTTTTTATGAACAGGTCGACGTAGTGACAAAACAGACACAAGTTTTTTATTATGCCACAACCCCCACGAAATTGTTGAAGGAGTGTCACCTTCGAGATGTGATGCATTCAAAAATTCAGAACGTTCATTTTTTGTCAACTGTTGAACTGTACATTCTCTAGCACCAATTTTCGTAGTTATAGTTCCCAATCGATGACGAATCATATTTTCAATAATTGGTCGTTTATTTCTCCATTCGTCTTCAAAAACATGAAATAGGTTTATACCATTTTTAATTGCCAAATCGTGTTTTGCTTGACTACGCCTAATATTTCCTTCTACTTCTTCAGAGTGCCAATACAAACCATTGTATTCTATTCCGAATTTTTTTGATGGAATGTATATATCAATTTCTTTTGGAGAAATTACTGTTCGATCGGACAATATAACATCTGGATTAGACTGTTTGATAAACTCATAAAGTTCAAGTTGACCCTTTGATTCTTTTGGATGGCATTCAAAACAAACGGGGGTGTCTTCCAACATTGCAAGACTTTTATATTGAACTGAGTTACAATCAACACATCGAAACGTCATTTTCAATACTCGACGTTTTCTATAATCATCAAGTGATGATATCAAAATCAGATTGTTTGAACAAGCTTTAATTCGCGCATCTAGATCATCTGATGTTATTCTTCTACCTATTTCACGAGATTCGTAACTTTTTGATATTTGTTTTGCAATTTGCGCAACTTTAGGACTTGTATCTTTGGTCAGACCTCTATTCCAGACGTTGTTCTGAACACCATTGCTTTGATTTATTTTTTTTGTGGTTGATATTTTCTCGCCAGCGCGTTTTGCTTTATCCGGATCTATTTCACGCCAATTTACAAGACGCCCACTAGCATAACCCTCGTTAAGTGTTGCAGCAATTTTTTGCGAAGCCGCAGCAACAACTTCTGACGTCTCCTTTGTGAGACCGGAATTCCAAACAACATTACGCCCCGTAGCGTACCCCTCAAGTCTTTTTTCTACAAATTGCTTTTGCTTTTCTGGGTCATGCCAACAGCTATCAATCCGAGCATTATGTCCACGAACATATTTGCTAGTGAAACCCTTCTTCCAGCCGGCCCACTTCAATATTTCTGTACATGAATCTGAACAAGAACAAGTTGGATGAATACCACCATGATTGATACACAGATATAGTCCCAAGTGATCAGTTATGCCATGAATGTCAGTTAGGTGATCTAGCAAACGACATTCTTGACCAAAATCTGATTCACAATTCGGACATTTCAAACGTCCTTTAATCATAAGTTATAGATATATCAAAATTCAACATATGTACTATCCAGTTAGCACTATTATGTAAAATACGCAAAGGGCCCTTTTAAGGCCCTTTTATTACTGTAACGTACAGTAGCGCTATCGAATCGCAATCTAAAAATTGCAAAACCGCGTTGTCAAATCGCAACGTTAGTGCGATTTCTGTCACTCCACCATCTTCATACGTTAGTTCTCCAAAATTCACTTCTGTTGCAAATGCACCCTTGATATCCCAGAGCTCCACAACTGTACCGACAGGATCCAACATTTTCAACTGAACATCTCTCTTATAGAAGTCAGCGTAACCTGCTCGACCAGAAACGCTTTCATAACATGTACGAACCCATTCCATGACCTGCTGAGCGCCTGATGGTGCAATTGGATCATGCAACGTAACAGCAATTGTGTTAAACGTTGTTTTACCAGCTAGATAACGTGTAGCATTGATAAACGGAACAACAACTTCTTCAGTTGTGATCGTTGGTCGTGCCGCTGTTTTAATGATATAGGCGTCAACACCTTCGATCATAAGCACCCAACGATTTTTCCTCTTTGGTTCAAACTTATTCGGAATCATTGACGTAACGTCTAGTGTTTCTGCTGGCATGTGTTTTTCCTTTTTTTACGCTTATGAATAAGCGACTAAACTTAACTATGCACTTAGTACAATTTTAAGATAAACATATGTCACAAAATATAATACAATACATTAGTATCTATGGGTGCCATTCAAGGGAAAAAGCTAGAACCGGTTATTTGTCCACTGTGTAATGAATTTTCAACAAAAAGATTGACTAACTTTGAAAAACATCTTAATGATGAGCATTCAACTACAGCACAAAAACTATGGGATAAATTGAATGGCGGGCCTCATAAATGTCAATGTCAATGTGGATCTGAAACACTTTGGAATGGATGGAAAACTGGCTATAGCAAATTCATTATTGGACATAATGCCAACGTTTATTCTTCTTACGCAAAAGAAGAGGCTGAACGAATAATTGAACAACGATCTGCGGCACTTCGGGGTAGACCTACTTGGTCTAAGGGTCTTACTAAAGACACGGATGAAAGAGTAAAGAAGCGTGCCGAAGCAACAAGTATCGGTGTTAAAGAATCATTTGCAAATGGAAGAATTGCATGGTCTAAGGGTCTTACTAAAGACACAGATGAAAGAGTTGCTGCTGCTGCTGCAACGACCAAAGAAGCATATGCAACAGGAACAAGAACACAATGGCATGTTGGATTGTCTGCAAAAACAGATGAAAGAATTTCAAAAAAGAATTCTGAACTCAAACAAAAATATGCAAGTGGTGAATTGACGCAATGGCACGCGGGTAAAACAACCACAGATGATCCTAGAATTGCAAAATTCTGGGCAGCAAGAGATCCAGTATCAGAATATTCTCATATACGTTTCACCAATGAAGAAATTGAAAAACAACTTGAAAATAATGTTTCTCTTTCTCTAGAACGTATTGATTCATATCGTAATGATAGAAAACCTGCATTGCATGTTAGATGTAGAACGTGTAATTGGACATCAAAAGTTGCACTAATTTTTGCTCGAATAGATCGATGCCCTGTTTGTTCTCCCTCTGGTTCTATTGGACAAAATCAAATTGCAGACTGGCTACAATCGCTAGGAATTAAAATTGGTAGAAATGTTGCTGGTATTATTGGTCGACAAGAACTAGACATTTATAGCTTGCAACACAAATTTGCAATTGAATTCAACGGTCTATATTTTCATAACGTTGCGGCCGGAAAAGATACTCATTATCATCAAACAAAAACAGAGCGTTGTCAAAAACTCGGCATAAGTTTGTTTCACGTTTTTGAAGATGAATGGTATGAAAAATCTGAAATAATCAAATCAATTATTTCTCATCGACTAAAGCTTAGTAACAATAAGATTCACGCTAGAAAATGTTCAATTGTTGAACTTTCAATACAGGAACGTCGTAATTTCTTTACTGCAAACCATATTGATGGTGACACAAACGCTCTATTTTCTTATGGTCTTAAATACAATGAACAAATTGTTGCTGCGATAAGTGTTAGAAAACCGCTTCACAGTGAAGCAAATACACTTGAAATTGCACGTTGTTGTACGCTATTGAATACGTCAATAGCAGGATTTGTTAGTAAACTAATGAACATTGTTAAAAAAGAAACAATCACTAGAAACTTTAAAACACTTATAACATATGTTGATACTCGATTTGGAGGTACCGGAATTGCATATGAAAATGCAGGTTTTACAAAAATTGGAACTACTCCTCCAAGATTTTGGTGGACTGATAATCACACACGTTTCAATCGTTTCAAAATTCGTGCAGATTCTTCTCGAGGTCTAACAGAAGCTCAAGTCGCTGAAGAACATGGTGTTGTTCGAATCTATGGTTGCAATAATTCCGTGTATCGTCTAACACTATAATCGCCTCATTGAGGCCCACTCGACTGCTCTAGTAAATTCTTCGTCAATAAGCTGTTGTAGCTCCAACATCGATATATTTGAATTATCGGTGCCCTCTTGAAGTGAGAGAACACGTGGTGGTTGATGAATATAGGTGCCATAGCGCTTATATTCATCAACCTTTATTTCTACTGTTTGAGCAATTAGCTCACGTAGACCACGTGGTGTTATCAAACGACGCATGTTAAGTTTCGACGATGACCAGGATCCGACCAAGGATCTTGTGTTAGTTCAGGCATCTTGTCAAGTTGTGCCATGATTCTGTCAATATATGACAACAGAGCTTCTGCTTGCTTCGTAGCAGTTGGATCAGAAACTTGTTGATATAGATTACCCAAGTCCTTTTTTGCAAGATTTAGGTGTGTAACAAAATCCTTAAGAGGACCTTCAACTTTTGCAGCCTTCATTGAAGGTGCCTCTTCTAGCGCATACTGTTCCTTAAGAACACTGCGAATCACTTGTCGTAGTTGTCGTTGAGTAATTTTCATTATCTAACTTTCTATTTGTAACAACGTTGTCGTAATGTTGTTCGAAACAACAAAGTCAAGAGAAACGAATTCGATAGACTTGGTTGGTTGAACAAAGATCTTACCACGAATTGTATTGTTTTCAATGTCTTGTTGAGTCGTTGTTGACGAGTCAATAATGACCTTGAACTTCTCTAGACCAGCCTGTGCTTGAACACGTTGTAGTCTTGGCGTTACAGCTGCCGTAAATCGAGCTAGTGTTGATGCTCTGTTAGGTTCGAAGATAATCGTTTGAGTGATATCTCTAACCTGACGACGTAGTTCAATTAGAAGTCTACGAACATTGACACGATCTAGAGCACTTGCTGCTGCTTGAAGTGTCTTCTGTCCCCAAACAACTACACCACCCTTTGGATTAGTGCCACCCGTTGCTCCACCTGGGAATGCAACTAGTGGATTGATGCTTACATCATATAGAGCGTCCATGTTTGTCTTGGACAATTGAACTCGTGCTTCAAGTGTCGTAGACAGAGCTCCTCGAGTCGTACCTGCAGGTGCAAACCATGGGTGACCAATCTTATCGTTAAGTGCTAGTGCACCTAGAACTGCGACAGAAGGAGGTGTAACAAGGTTTGTCTTCGTATTTGGATCAGACATGATAACGTCTGGGAAATACGCAGCTGCAAAGTTGTTATCGATTGCACGGTCTGCAAAATTCTGTGCAGTTAGTGCAACCGATGGTAGTTGACTGTCAAGTTCAACCTCTGCAGCATTGTTATCAAGTTGTTCAATGTCCATGATGTATAGAGCATCGAATCGTTCTTTCACGGCATCAGCTGCAGCGTCAGTTACAATTGGATGTCTGATTCCTGGAATTGCTAGCAACTGAATGTCAGTGTTAACAACATTCTGCATGATTTGTAGAGCCTTTGCGTATGCTCTAACGTTTGGTCCTTGATCACGCCCTCTTGTTGTTGAGTTCATATCTGCAGTTACTGCAGTATTGTTGATTTCAGCAGAATCTCTATCGAATAGATTGATTCCATCGAATCCACCCTGAACAAAGAACGTAAACTTTGCAAATCGACGATTTGCTTGAATCAAGTCGTCAACTGTAAACAATCTTGTCTTGGCAGTGTCATTTGCAACTACTGCTGCAGCACCTGCCCTGACGTATGTTGCAGAGTCCCATTCAGCAGGATCTGCTAGCGTTGTTGAAGCAGTTACAACTAGAATATTTTCTAGTGAGAACATGTTCGTACAGAATCTGTCTGCATCAATGATACCATTCTCTGCTGTGTCAACATCGCCCGTATTGTCACCAACAACAAAGTTTTGCAACGTTGTTGAGAAGTTAGGGAAATACTTTGCAAATGCCTTTAGCGAATCATTCTTAAGCGTAGAAGCATTTGGCGTTGACAAACTTGTAACGTGTTCGAACTGAGTTCCCCAATAGAGTAGTGGGTTAACTTGAACTTTCTGACCAGATCCAGCAGTGATATTTGAACGCATTGGAAGTGGTGGAGTTACTGCACGCTTCACAAAGTTATCACTTAGTTGTGTTCCTGAAACACAAGTTAGAGGTGAAGAACCAGAAGTAACAAGGTGATCAATACCTCTGAAACCCATTGGAAGAGCTTCAGGATCGATATTCTGATTTTCGACACCGGTATCGACTTCAACTCTTACGTAGTTTGAACGTGCTGGGTAATTTCCGTCGACAACAACCTTTTGTGCAGGTTCTGCACGATCGAAGTCAAAGAATACGTGTGCATCTCCAATTGCCTTAGCAATATAGCGATCTGAATTTGGGTCTAGATTAACTCCTCTAAACTGTTCGAGAGGTTGTTGTGCGGCGTCTCTATCGTTCCAGTCACGTAGAACAACATCGAATGAACCATAAAGATTTGCTGGATCAGTTGATGGTGCTAGATTTTCGATTGAAACCTTGTATAGGGTCGAAACGCCGGCGCCTGCATCAATTGCATGCAATCTGAATAGATTTGCCGCAGCACCACCAAACTTTTGTGAGATGACCCAAGGCGACTTAGCGTGACTGAATCTATCAGTGAACGCTTCATAATTTGGAACAACACTTGTTCCGGTGTTTCTAGAAGTTGATCCGGTCGTTAGGAATGCGGATGACTCCGTTCCTGTCTTTGCAACTCGTGATCCTCCAGCGCCTGAAACCGTGTGAATGATTCCAGATCCAGTAACAACTGCAGTTGAAGGATGAATGTCCCACGCAGCATACAAATAATGTCCGGCTTCTTGAACCTTATAAGGATCAGTGTTCAGAACATTTGTAAAGTAATTTGGGCTTGTCATGTCGAATGATGCCGTAATTACGTTTGGATATAGTGGATCAGTTCCTCTATGACCATTTAGCAACATTACAAAGTCTTGTTTTGCAACTGATCCGTTTGACAGAACAACACCGCCAATTATGCTTCCGGAAGCAACTGTATCATTTGCAACTAGTGTTGATGCTGGTTGCGCGTTAACACCCTCAGCAGAAGAAGACAGTCTGATTATAACACCAGAAGGTGCCATAACAACACCACGAATGATTGGAACTGCAGTGTTAAGACCAGGTGTAACTGAACCTACACCTTGTAGACCAGCCGATGAAAACAATGTTGAACCAGCAGACTCAGACATGAATGCACCCAAGAAGTAAGTTCTTCCTAGTGGCGCTCCAAGGGTTCCGGAATTTGCATAGGTATTACCAGCGAGCGCTCCATCAGATGAGCGTGGTTGTAGGGCGCCAACAGTAAAACCTGCTGATGTAACCGATCCACCGGTTTGTCCATCCGCGACTCTTGTTTTACCATCACCGGCACCAAGCACTCTCAAGTATGTAACTGCAGATGCATTTCTCAACCACTCAGTTACAGCGAGTGGACCGAACTTCTTTCCGTCTGTTTTTCCAAACTTTGCGTAAAAATCATCAATTGTTCCAACCGTTACAGGGACAAATGCGGGTCCCTTCAACGCAGTACCAACGATTCCCGCAGGAACACCTACTGGTTCCTGTTGAACAGGTCCCGAAAGATCAATTTCCTTTGCTGTAACGCCGGCGCTTCCAAATTTTAGCTGTGCCATCCTATGCTCCCAGTCTAATGACTAACTATTCACTTCAACTCAATAACTTTGATTCAATCGTAAGAGTTTTTCAGACGAATGCAATTCCGGAATTTGTAATGATAAAATCAACCGCAATATATTCAATAGTGCGCGTTGGAACAACAACAACTTTTCCGACCAATCTGTTAAGATCGACATCTTCTTGTGTGTTATTCGTTTCATTCATAATAACCTGGAAACCTTCTACACCCGCTTGGATCTGAATCATTCCTAGTTGTAGTACAGCGTCTGCAACAAACTTGTTGCGAACGTCTGGCGTGTTTTGCTCAAACACCATTTTACGAGCAATTTCAATAATGATTCGCTTTACTTCAAGTAGAAGTCTACGAACATTTACTCGATCAAGTGCAGACTTGTTAACTTTCAACGTCTTCTGTCCGTAGATAACGAATCCAAGGCGTGGGAAAGTTGCGATTGGGTTAATTCGTGAATCATATAGACGATCACGATCACTTACGTTCAAGCGAACACCGACATTTGTTACAAAATCAAGCGCTGCTCTGTTGAAACCTGCAGGTGCAAACCACGGATATGCAACTTTATCATTGAATGCAAGAGCACCCATTGCTGCAACAGACGCTGGTACTTTGATACGGCGACGATTGGTTGCGTCATCAATAACAACGTCTGGGTAGTATGTTCCAGCGTAATCATTATCAATTGCACGAGAATCAAACTGGCTTGCTGTTTGATCAATGCTTGGACGAGCCGTTGAATCATCATATAGACGATTTGCAGAATCATCGTAAGCAGCAATATCCATTACGTAATATGCCAATCCGTAATCTCTAACTTTACCCATTGCATACTCAGTAATAAAGCTTTCACGAATTCCTGGGATTGCTAGGATATTTGTGTTAACTGTCATTGGATCAGTCATAATATCGACAGCAGTCTTGTAGCTTGATACCGTACTGTTAGATTGACCGGTACCAGAAGGATTAATTCCAAGACCTGGTGCTGTATATCCAACCGCGGCTCCACCGCCACTGTCAAATGATGCAGCTTTGTCATTCAGACGTCGAGCATCTCTATCAAGGATGTTTGTTCCGTCCCAACCACCTGCCATGAACGTTGCAAACTTTGTGAATGGCGAAAACTTATTGAAGTCTGCGGCAGTTCCTTGTGCTAGCAGCGTTGCCAACGTAATTCTGCTACCGAGTGCTGTACTGTTAACAGTGTAATTCGAAAGATCTAGAACACCATCTCTAATGTATGCAGCTTCTTTCATATGATCATTTACTGATGACGTAAGATGCGTCAATGAACCATTTGAAAATGCAACCTTTGCTAGAGTAAACTTATCATTGTTTAGTATGTCTGCACCAGAACCTGACACTAGTGTATCAAGCTTGGAAATACCCAAGAACTTTGCGTAATTTTCTAGCAATGCATTCTTTTCATTCACAAGATTTGGATTTAGTGGCAGTGTGTTTCGTTCAAACTTAACACCCCAGTAAAACAAAGGCAACGTTAGTTCTGTTGTCCCTGGTTGACCCAACCATGCTGCTCCGACCGGTACATCACCCTTCGTTACTTTTGTTCTGAAAGGAACAGGTGGCATGATAGAACCTGAAAGTGAAGATGCAACTGTCGGTCCCAACGAACCTGCTAGACGTGATTGTGCAGCTGTTGCGTGTGGCGTATCAGTTAGAGTGTCATTCGTCTTAAGAACTGGATGACCTCTGAATCCGAAAGGCAATGTCTTCTGTGGCACAAGAGCACGTTCGACAGCGTCAGCCATGACAATTCTTACATATGAAGATTTATTTTCATACTTGCCAAATGTTACAATTCTACGTTCAGAATCAGTTGTTGCATCAAAGTTGAAAGTAACTTTACGATCGCCAACTAGTTTAGCAACATAATTTGCAGCGTTTGGATTCAATGAACAGTTCGGAAACGACTCTAGAACTAGAGGATTCACGTCTGTATCATTCCAATCACGAATTTGAACTGTAAAAGTTCCATATGGATTCGAATCATCTAGTGACGCTTTTAGATTCGTAATTGCAATCTTGTAGAGCGTATTTGCATATGTGCCATCATCTAGCGCTTCGAACTTGAACAAGTCATATTCTGTTGCACCAAATGGTTGCGAGATAAAGTATGTTGTTGATGGTGCACGGAATCGTGTATCAAACGCACCGTATGCTTTACGAGTTACTAGCGTTGTATCGCCACTATTTGGGCTGGTCTTGTTAGAACCCGAAACAGCAGCTACTATTGTCGCAGTTGCTAGTTCATCATCAACAGGGAAATCAGCATAAACAAGATGTTGTTCAGAAACAAACTTGTCAGGATCAGTATTTAGGATCTTTCCAAAATAATCGGCACTTGATGGATTTAGCGATGCTGTGAATATCTTGACACCCGGGTTACCGTCTGTATTCCAGAACGTATTGCCTAGTGTTGAAGAGATCGCTAGCTTAAACTTTCCACTTACAAGCGTTGCAGCATCGATATTACTACCATTGAATGCGCCGACTGCAGAACCGTTACCGTCAAGAACCATGACTCTTGACGAAGTTGGAGTCATAATCATGCCTCTAACAAGATTTACTGTAGATCCAGCGAATGAATCATTATCAGTAAACATTGGAATTCCATACGCTTCATTTGTTTGAAGAGTGTGTCGTGCCGTTAGGAATTGAACAACGCCTGTATGACGTCCCAAGTTATCATGTGTTGCGGTCGTTCCATCTAGATAAAATCCAGCAGAAACAACTCGACCTGTCAATTCAGTTGTTGCAATGTCAGTTCCCGTCGTATTTGCGCCGGCGCCTAGAACACGCATATAAGTCAAAGAAGTCTTGTGCTTCAAAAATTCATTTACAGCATATGGTCCAAATCTTTTTGGATCTAGATTACCGAATGTTGCAACAAATTCGTCAAAATTTCCAACAGTTACTGGAACAAAAGCTGGACCTTTGTTAGCAGTTCCAATAACACCTGCTGGCGTACCCACAGGACCTTGTGGGGCTCTTGCCGAAAGGTCGATTTCACGTTGATAAAAATTTGGTGACCTAAAAGTCTGTTCAGGCATTTCCGTTCTCCTGTTCTACAGTGTAGAAACACAATGATAAGTATCATGGGTTATTGTCAAAAACTAACTGACTATCAATCCTCAATGACTACAATAGACATATCACCCAAATCTGTTCCTGGTGAGTACACAGTTTCACCTGTATTTGAATTAATTGATGATATTCTTACGAGTCGTGTAACAAGTGCTCCATTGGAATTTCTTGACACAATTCTTTTAAAATTCGCAGGAATTCTTCCACGTGGCAATGACAAAAGGGCAGGATCATTAGGGTCAATTTCGTCAGATGAAACAAACAATCGTCCTTTACCAGTTCTACGTTGATCAGCTCTTTTTGTTTGTGATTCATTTGTTGGCAATGTTGGATCGTCCGAACCCAACGTTGGATCATCAACTGAATTTACGTCTGTTTCTTCTGCGAGAGGAAGGCCCATTGAAAATGATATGTCAGGTGAACTAACATATTTTTTGACTGTTATTGGAACACCGGGTGCAGACGATGCTAGCATATATGCCGGCACTTTTACGTTTATTTTGTATTTCATGAAACGTTCAGCACCAGACATGTCTTCAAAATTTGTTTCTGCACTAAAAATATCATCTGTTACAGTCGCAACAAACCAATAACCTTTAGACGTCTCAATCTTCCAACCTTGTGTTTGCGGCAAAAAAGACGACATCAACGTCTCAAGAACTTGGTTCATATGTGTTGTAAATTGAGTCCAAATTGTAATCTCGTAATTTGCAGTAAAAAACTGTGGTGAAGGAATTACAACAGTTTCATATATGTTGTTTTTTCTATTTCCGAGAAGATAACCACCGTCTTCAATAATGCCATCATCTGACAAATCGCCTATCGCTCGAGCCGTCGTTAGTTGATTAACATCACCTTCTTCAGATGGCACTGCGAGCCCACTCTGGTGCTTCAAATATATTCGATTAATTAGATTTTGGTAACCCCGGTCTGATTTATCAAGTTTTCTTCTAATGACAATCTCACCACTTCGTTGGTTTATGCCTCTTCCGGTTATATCTTCATTAGGTGTCTGAGCAATATTTTGTCGACCAATTGTTATGATAGGCAATATTAGTGCCCCATTTTTATCGCGCATTGGTCGATTTCTTTTAAGCAATGCCCATTTCTCACCGCCGGCAAAAACAATTGGAACTTTCTTAAATTCAGAACTGCCTTCACCACCAACTGCAAATTTGATTTCCTTATCAAACAGGTTAAAAATTCCAACGTCAACATCTTCAATTCCAACCGGCGGGATAACAAATTCAGAAACACCGCCGCCTTCAGAATATCCTGTAGGAAGCGGTTCAATTCCATAATTTGTTCTAGCACCTGTTTTAAATCTTGTTGCCATGTATTACTCATTCGTCATAAAAAGAAGATCCAGCGGGGGTAGGATCACCGCTAGGCGATACTTCTCTAGGACCCGTTAGAGGTGGATCCAACACACCATTTTTTACTAGATCTCTAACGTCTGCTGTTGGTCCCTGAGAGTTCTCAGATACACCGCGCTGTTGAACAAATGTTTTTTGTACTGCGTCAGGTTCATCATAAGAAATATCTGTCGGACCAATAGTCAATGCTTCAAATACACCCTCTCTTGCACGTGTTCCAACAAGTTTGATACCATCTTTATGATCTGGTAGACCATATATGTTTCTCATGATGATATTTTCAGTAATTTCATAAAAGACATCAGAAAACGAAAAATAGTCACCAATAGAAATCCGAATTCCCTTTTCAATCATATCACGATATTGAATGAAAACTTCAAGCTTAAAATTTGTATCAACACCAAATTGATTAATAACAGTATCAGATTGGCTCTTACTATCGACCAGCGCATCGATTGCAATAGGATTATCAAATACCTTCTTAAGAGATTCATTATAAACGCCATGAACTTGTGTTTTATGTTCTGAAATTGGGTAATAATAAATCTTCTGACCATTAACATCTTTGATCAGTTCCTTTGTGATATCTGAGATAAAATTCAGTTCACGAGCAGTAATAAAAAGTCGACTCATTGTTTATCCAATCGTAATGGCTTTTCCATTCGGAATAGGAATGTACTTCAATTGTTTCTGCATCGACTCAGCCAACAACGCTTGTTGTTCCATCAACTTAACGTTAGTTAGCGTCTCCAAAAACTCTTTCAATTGTGTAATCAATTTTTCTTTGTCTTCACGACCTTGTGTTACAAGCGCGTCACCATTCAATTGAAGATCGGCATTTGGTATTGGGATCGACTGAAACTTAGACCTAATCAAACCCAACAATTCACGACAAAGTGCTAGTGTATATTGTCTAATCCATTGTCGACCTGGTTGTGTAATACTTGTGAAAGGTATATTCCCATACGGCACATTTTGTGGACCAGAAATTCCATAAACAGACTGATCTAGACCCTGCAGTGCCGTCGCGTTAAGAGGATCTAGATTACCGGCTTGAACTTTTACGTACAGTCGACCCGTTTGAAGTTCAGTTACCGGGATTGGAAATATACGAATATTGCTACCGATAATTTCATAACTGTAATTTGAACGTCGTACCTTGTTTGCTGTTTCTAGCATTCCACGTCGAAGAACGTCTTCAAATACAGGCAGAACATAAAATACAGTACTATTAACATAGCTTTCATAGTTAAAGTTTGTTGCAAGAAAATTTGTAATATTTGAAGCATTTAGTAGTGTTGATTGTGCAGCTGTTGGTTCAAAGTGATAAACTTCCATAACACGAATTTGACTCTTGGTTGTCATCGTGTTGTACAAAACTGTTCCGGAAGCTGCATGAATCAATTCAGTGTAGATGTTGTAATCTTGTCGACCAGACTCAAGATTGAAATAACACAACGTTGAATCATAAACACCCCCAACACCAGCATAAGTTGAATATGGCGATGCTTGTCTCATCAAAAATTCAAGCGTTTGATTAAGATAACGATTTGTTAGATCCGTGCTTCCTGTTGGCATTCCAAGAACATTTGCCAACTCAGATTGTATTTTCATTTCATGAATTTTACGAGAATATTCACAACATGCTTCTTCAAAACATGCCCAAATTTCTTTTCTCGTAAGTTCAACAGACAATACATCATCACCAAGTTTTCTTTTGACAAATGTAACCATACCATCTGCTTCTGAAGCAAAAGCTAGATCGCTATCAAAAAATCCAAAAGGCGTGGGACTTATTGTTTGAACAAAACTCGACATGTTATCTTCTTAAGATAGGTATAGTTGATCTAACGTCGAGGATCTTTATCGATTTATTATGCGTAACTATTGTTCACGTTTCATTAGGATAAAACTATGATGTACAAAGTTGGTGATGAAGTTGTCGTAATTATTTACGATACTTTTGGTTATGGAAATATAAAAAATGATCGAATGCTTAAACTTCAAGTTATTGGCATTGACAGTTATGAATTGTCAATGAATTACTTGTGTTATGTGCCACACTATATGAATCATCCACATTCAAATAAACTTGATGATTATACTCTCAGGCGCTACAAAGTAGACAAAAAGTTTCTTGGAGAACAATGTGTATCGATGTCAGTATATGAACCAGTAGCACGTCATATTCCTTGTGCTACCGGTGAAAAGTGTGATCGTTGTCAAGAATTTATTCCTGGTGGAATACGACAAGATTTCATTAAATTTCATTGTAGAAATTGCAGAGAAAATCCGTGGCGATTATTTGTCACTTCGAATAAATCCACGTGCAATTCGACGTACAAGATCTTCATCAGTCAGAACGGCTTTTTCAATCTGAGGTTTTTTAGATTCATAACGTTCTTTAAGTGTTTTTGAAACCGGTTGTTTTACTTCATTGTTTGATGATTTTTCAACAACACGTTGTGAAATTACAGCAGGTTGTGGCTTAACGCTAGTTTGTCTGACTTGAATTGGTGCAGCTGTAACAGAAATTTTTGGTTGCGCTGGTCGTTGGGCAAAATTAATAGATTCAGCAACAACACTTACTGTTTTCTTAAAATTAAGTTGAAATTGCACCGGTGCAAAATATCTGTTTTCTATTAGCACTTCAACTTTGGCATGATAAAGACCTTCTTTTAGTTTGTCTTTCATTTGTGGCAACTGAAATGAAACTACGTCATCACCGCTTGAATATCCATCAAACATATATGATATATCAGAGCTTTCACAAACAAGTCTAGCTTTTGCAGGTGCTGAAGCGCTACCTTCAATTTTGATCTTAAATGCAAGTTCATTTGCTTCTTCAATGTCTAGATCAATCGTTTCAACAAGTTGTTCCATAAAGTTAAGTATTACTTAAGGCGCTGAATTGAAATTTTCACGTCTTCCCAAGTCTTTCTAGTTCTTGAAGAAATAAATTCAGTTAGCGTTATAGCATAATGCGCTATTGAATTTGTACGTACGTTACCAATAATTTTAGGAGGATTGATATCGTTATTAACACGTATCAATTTGGCCCAAACAACAACTTCATTAACTTCGTCAACAACACGTTTAGCACCAGAACGTCCAATCCTAACAATTCTATCGACTTGTTCTAGAACAAATGCCAATACAGAATTATTACCAAACCCAGAAGTAACAAGGCCTGGTGAATTTTCATCATTTCGTGGTGCAGCCATACCACGCATAATAATCTGATTACGAAACATAATACTTTCTGTCGATCAAATACTGCACCCATAGATGGTGCACCCATATCATCATAAAGATTATATGTAGCAACTACAGTTGAATTATCGTCCTTGTAAAAAATCATCTGATTCGCAACAATCTTCCAACGACCATATTGAATATCATACAGTTGACCAATTGTTCCGGACATTTGTGTAACTTTTGTATCGATTGAATCGATTTTTGGATTATTTTCTTCTACGTTATATTGTTCGCTGGCATATGAGGCTGTGACAAATGCTGATCCTGTATCCCATAGAATTTGTCCTCGAAAATTGTCTGGAAACGAAATATATGCAGCGTAGATTCCCAACCCGGTTTGATAAACTCCAGTTGTAGTTCGTGCAGAAACAATCGATCCTGCCGTATCTAGAACTGTGTATCCAACTCCCGATGAACCCGTAGCATATGCTCGAGACCTACCAAAATTGACATTTCGAAGTTGCTGCAATGTCATAATTCAAAATATCCATCAATAAATACAGTGCCACGAAATTGCAATGATGCTGTTGCAGCGCCTGACCAACACTTATATCCTACGTGCAAAACCGTTTGTGACAAACATGTTATTGGTTGTTTGGGATAAAATTCAACTGCTTCACCAGTAAAAACAGCACCGATCGCCGCGGCGGCGGCAACTGTCTGCAACCCAGACAATGGAATTCGAATTGCATTTGTTGCAGATGAAAGGTTCGCTGATGATGCCCCATGAACTACAAACCACTGCAAATTTGTTCTAGTACCTACAGCAGCGCCAAGAACAACAGGCAACTGAATTCGAATTCCTGTCAAGTTAAAAACATATGGATTCGGAATTGTAAATCCAAATATGGTCAACATTGTTTCCGCACCTGCAGTTGCGTTAACAAGATATTCACCACCAAGTGTTGTATAAGGCGCTGTTGTATTTGATGGTGTTTGTGCTGCAGGTGCGGCCGCATTTGCAAGTTGACAATTTTGTGCGTATGTTGTTGGATTAACAGAACCATATCGATTGACGCCAGACATCTGATCTGCCCATGGTTTATTATGTGTCGTATCAAGCATATGAACAATATGTTCTGATATCAACAACTTAGCAGCTGTACCACCGCCAGTGGCATCAACATACAATCGAGCATATGATGGCAAATGTGACAACAAAAACAAATTTTGATTTGTTGATAGTGCAGGAATAATCATATCAACAAGTGGTGCCGCAGTCGTTGCAGACGACATTACAAAACGTACATAATCATCATGAATTGTAACATCATACATGTAATATGCAGATGTAGAAATAACGCCTTGTGCAAGAACTTGCACAACAGTTTCAGTTCCGCCGACAGCAACCACTGCAGCCAATGTTCCATCAACTCTCCATCTGAAACAACAACCATTACTAATATTTGCAGTAGCACTATTAATACTACTAAATCCCATCTCTGATACAATGTGTTGACCAGCTGTATTACTAGTCAAACGAGCTTTAAATCTCAAACTTATAGGTGTTCGAGGCAATTTCTGAAATTGCTTAATTGTTGTAATTATGCTATATGAACTAGCTGTTGTTAGTGAACCATTGTTCAACGTAATAATACATGATGATTGTGCAATGGTTTGTGAATTAGTTAGTTGTCGAATCCATGGATTAATTGTTGATCCTTCAATTGCATCTTGAAACATTATCATTTCAGACGTTGTTCGAAGACTATTTCCGTCAACACGCAACTGTCGAATAATTCCACCACCAACAGACTGTTCAACTCCGCCAACCATTGCAGTAGTAGGAGGTGATACAGACCCAGACATAACAGCGTAAAGAAGTGATGGATCAAGTGCCATCGACCCCCTTACTGTACAGTTTGCAGTACCAGAAGTATATGCTGAAACACGTATTCTAACTTGACCGGTACCAGCATTAAGAATAATTGCTTGAGTTGTTGCAGTGTTACTAGCAGTATATTGAATTGCATTCTTCTTTTGTCCCGTAACAGCATCATCAAAATACGTTCCAACCCAAGTCGTGCCGCCGTCAACAGACACTTCTGCAACCAAAACGCCAATTAGCGTACCAGCAGCAAGTTGCATTGACACACCATTCAAACCTGCCATGTTCAATGTAACTGCAGCGTTTAGAGCACCAAGCGCGCCGGTTGAAACATTATCCGGAACTGAAGATGAAACAATAGTGTTTGGTGAAACTGAAACAACAAGTGCTGGATCTGTTGATAGCGCAGCCGTTGATGCCGCTTTCCCTCGAAGGGAAATCATGTTTGTTCCGTCACTTACACCCATTAGCAAAGCGGAAGTGGGAACAGCGGCGCCAGTTGATCCCTGAGAGGCTAGCGATACAGTGCCAGAAATTAGTTGGGCGCCCTGTGTATACACAGAAATTGACCCAGAAACCAACTGAGCGCCTTGCGTGAAGACGCCAATTGAACCTGACACTTGAACTGCTAGCGGATTTGTATTGACGCCAATTGGATTCCCATTGACGTCAAATTGTGTTATTGATGGTGTTAGAGGCATATATGCTCTAATCTATACTATAACGTTAGTTCTGTAACCCGCGCAGAACCGTTTGCAGTATCCCAAATACCATCGATGATCCCAGTATATCCAAATGGAACTTCGTAGTAACCACGGGCTGTAATTTGTGCCGAGAAGCTTGTTGATGATGCTGTTGCACCAAGTTTAATGCTTAGCGTTTTGTTTCCATCGTTAAAGATCGTTGCACCCTTGCGTGCTGAGTTAGCCGCAAGAATTGTTACGTTCGTTGCTGATGCCGCAACTGAAGATTGCGTTCCCGTTGTTGATGCAGCAGGTGTAACAGAAACTGCACCAGCAGTATCAGTTCGTAGAGTTCTAACAAATCCTGTAACGTCAGTTCCTGCAACAATGACAGGAGCAGCGTTTGCTGCTGTTGATCCTGACAACGTCGTGCCGACAACAATTTGTCGACCTGATGAATCCATCAACATTCCCCGAACGAATCCTGATACGTCTGCGCCAGCCATCAATACAGGATTTGCAGTAGCTGTCGTTCCGGAAGCATTATTACCAACAACAGTAATAGTCCCGGGGATCGTAGTGTTAACATTTAGTCGACCGTTAAAATCAGTCGAAAGTGCTCGAGTAAGATTTCCACCATCAACGCCACCCATCAACACAGGTGCGAATGTTGCAGCCGAACCGGAAGCAATAACACCTGCAACAGCTGCTGGACTTTCAAGTGTAACAGATCCTGAAACAAATAGTTTTCCGGACGTATCTGTTCTAAGACCTCTAAGAATTCCATTAGTGTCTGTACCACCTACAAGGGTTGGAAAACCGAGAGCAGTAGAACCAGATTGAACGGTGTTCAAAATTGAAATAGTGCCTGAAATTAGTTGCGCACCTTGAGTATAAACTGACACAGAACCAGAAATTAGCTGAGCTCCATGTGTATACACGTTCGTACCCGCCAAAGAGCCGGATACTTGAACTGCTAGTGGATTGGTGTTAACACCAATTGAATTTCCGTTAACGTCAATAAGAATTGCTGCTGGATTTGTAATCGTCATGTAATTGTCCTTGTTCTACTAGTTTCAAATATGCCAGAATATGTAATATTGTCTGTTGCAGTTGCAATCGGTGTAACACCGTCTGAAGCATAAACACGCCATTGAATTTGTGAAATAGTTCGATTTGAATTGTATGTCACAAGTTGTTCTACAATTTTTTGTGTCATACTATTGTCTGTATACCATATACTAGCCGTGGGAAAAGGAATAGGACCAGTTTGACAAAATGACGATGCAAAGGTCTCAAAAGGTCCACTATCATCTGCAAAATGTGCAAGTTGCCGTAGTGCAGCATGTTCATTTGCGTTTATTCCAAGTTCACGAATAACTCCTTGTTCAAAAAATCGAAAACCAGAACCTGAAATATATGTAATTTCTCCATTTTTTGCTGGTTGATTAGTTCCGGAAAGTATGTAAATACTAGACACTTCACCACTAGCAGATGAAGCAGATAGAACAAGATCGCCACCAGGGCCTGAATCGATTATTGTTATTCCCGGGCCAGCGACAAGATTACGCGCATTAGGAGGCGTTGGCCCAGAGGTGCCTGAAACAATAATCCAAGGAGTATTATTGACATATGAATCGAGTTGCGAGTGTGAAACTACACCCGAATTCTCAAGTTCATTATGATCATCTATTACCCTATGGGCTGTCATCTAATTCTCGTTTAACCACGCAGTAAGATTATACAAACCCATAATTATCTTGAACTAGATATTACTCTAACATTCATGACCTATAGAAGAATTCATAAATAAAACCAACAGTAGCCACAACATAATTTCCGGAATTATATTCGTGGGCTTACTGTGACCATCTAGGGTATCAATTTATAACACTCAAAATGCATGCCATCAGGTCTTGTGGGATAGTGCCCTCCCCAAAACATACCATATTCATATGCAATTTCTACAAGCTCTCGCACAGACCCATGTTGACCAAACAACGCAGGTTGAACTCCCAACCCATTCCATTGTGCGTTAATATCAAATGCTGTGCCCCATGAATGATTTGACAAATAAGTCCTGGATCCTCTTACATAACGAGGCACCCAAGAACCACTCCACGTAATAATTTTGTCAATCAACCCTGCTTCTTCCCATGCAGTAAACAAACATTGAACCTGTGGTGCTATTAGCTTATGAAATTGAACTTGTGAAGCATGCAGTTTTTCAAGCTGTGGTATTTGAACAGTTACAATATTTTCAGATACCCATCCATCAGTAATATTGATTGCTTCTGGGTTATTTTTCAACGGTGCTGGTACGAATGCAAATGTTCCGAACGTTGCAGCCCTTTCGTTTGGATTCATTTGCGTTACACCCACGGGTTTAACTGGCCAATTGGGTCCATTTTGATCTAGACGAATATCAACTAGCGGATTAAAGCCCAAAGCTAGTGCTTTTGACAATGTCATAGGACCAACAGTACCATCAGCAGAAATACCTGAAGCTCGTTGAAAAGTTTGTGTCCAAAGTTTTGTTGTTGCGTCAAATATACCCGTTGCAACAACATTGCTTCGTGGTGATATCCCCCTAAGAAAGTTCTGCCAGGCAACAACGTCTTCACCTTCAAGTCCCAAATATAGAACTCTCATGATAAAATATTAAACTTTCCAAGAACAATAGGTTCACCGACTATTGGTTTAGACATTCTCCATTGAGGATTAGACTTGACAAATTCATCAACTGCAATCTTTACACCACACTTCTTACTCTTTTTACGTTTAGTTGCAGTTTTTACACCAGAATATTCTGGGCGCTCTGAATACCACATATCTTTCTCCGACCATTTACCATCATAATCGTCTATAACAATAATAGAATGATCATATGTAATGTCATTCAACGTATTTAGTTCTTTACTTACTGTATGATAGTTGTGATCACCATCGATCAAAATCAAATCAAATTTCAATCCTTCTTTTTGAAAAACTGGCAATACTTCTAGACTTGAATTTTCAACTATTGATATAGATTGTTTGTCTTTAACGGGTGTTAGTCCTTCAAGGGTCATAAGAACATGTTGTTGAAGTAGTACGTCCAATCCAATCAATCTAAAATTTTCTTTATTCGAAATCAAGTGTGCCGCAATAGGAATAAATGTAACACCTCGATCTATTCCAATTTCTAGAACTGATGGTGCATGTGGAAGATCACTTATAAACTTCTTCATTAGCGGAATGTAACCATGATATGCCATTATGAAATCCTACGTAGATAAATTTTCTTTTCGTTGTATTGATTAACATAAATTACGTGATATTTCTCACTACGTTTAACAACTCGATATCGAGCCAAAATAATCCTACGAAGGAGACGTTTTGTTGAATTTTTTTCACCCTTCTCAGTCGTAGTAATAACTGTTATAATCGTTCTAATTTCTTTTGTGTAAATTCCCTCACCTTGATTCAAAAAATAAACTCTCGTATCGGTTACTCGTTCTTCCGGTTTGTCGGTGAGATTTGTCATAACATTCCTGATATCAATGCTTGAACTGCAGTTTCTACACGTGCTCTGAGATCAGCTGGAAGCGCAGACAACAGGACATATGCCTCTGATTTTATCGGTGCAGCGTAGGTGCCGCCTGTTGTATACATATCAGCATTCTGAACAGCAACACGTAGAACAAGTGGAGCAGGTCCCTTTTTGTCTGCCGCGATTGGTTTATACAAATCAACTTTTTGAAATTCCATTATAATCCTTTCAAGATCTGTCGGCCTTCATTTAGGGCTGCATTAGAAACATTCAAACGTTCCATAAGTTCTGAATAAGTTTTACGCAATGTCGCATGAAAACCAACAAAAGGTTCGGGCTCATTCAATTTACGTTCAATATCTCTAATTTGTTCTGCTAGTAGTTCAACTGATGCTGACATATTTCACCTTTATGTTATGGTAACCTACTGTTACCAGAGTGTATAAGTAACAGATTAAATGACATGATGCACCAACAATTTTATTCTGTGGTGCATCATGTCAACCGAACAACTTCATGTTTATTTAATTGCATCTTTTTTCAAACGTTTCAAAGTTGAATATGAAACATTAAACTCAATTTGCAAATCAATCAACCTATCGCCTTGTGATATACGAGCTATAATTTTATCATATGGTATTTTACTATTGCTCAAATTTTTCAAAGATTGTCTTACTTTTTCTTTTGTTTCTGGTGTGTGAATTCTGACGTGCGCACATTTACTCGAACATGTTTTTCTAGTACGATACTTTCTATTTGTAACTAGAACCTCAAATATATTTCCACACAAACATGTTCTTTTTTCTATTTTTTCTTCTCTAATGCCAAGTCTTTTTTCAATCACAATTCGCCAACATTTTTTTAGTTTTTCGCACGTTTCTTTAGTTGCAACCCTTCCAACACAGTGTGTATTTCCTTTAAGGACGTCAGAAAGTTTTTTACGTGTTTTATTTGTAACGCCACGACCACCAGGCTCAATGTTATAACCAAATTCTCGATTACAAGAATCATAATATGATATCCAATAAATTTCACGATCATCAACTTGATCATCAGAACATTCTTCTATAACTTCAAAAGAAAAATTTTCTACACCATGTTTTTGAATGGATCGATAAAAAGGATGATCGATTTGCTTTTTTGTATTTGAAAAATGTCCAGAGCAGCGACGCCAAGGATTACAGGATTGTCCTATATAAACTTTATGATTAACTAGATTACGAATCAAGTAGACGTATCTCATACAATTAAATATAACATACGTCTACTTGATTCACAAATTCTGGAAGCGTCGGGTACTGCCCCCGCGTCCACAACAAATCCTTCGCTAACTTCTTCACAAGCTTGACCCATCTATATGCTCGACCTCAGGGTGGGTCTATCGATGGTAATTTAACGTCTTTCATCTCAATGACGACACTACGTTTTACGTCCAGTGTTTTGACGTTTTTGAACAGAGATCGCTCCACTCACCGCCTAATTTTCTGTTTGCAGGTTATTAGGAAACCCATTCCTCATGCCACTAGGGCGAGAGGAGCCACGCTGTTGTCGTTAGCATGTATACGTCACATGAGTTTTTAACTGGACTCTCGTGCACCAGTGCTTGCAGTTATCGCTATCATCACCGTGTCGAAACTATTTCGCCCCCGTGAAAATAAACCAGAAAATCAAATTGTCAAAGATCTTGTTTCTTAAGTATCAGTTCGTAACTTCTTATGTTTTCCACGCCACTTTCTATTTTTAGGTAGTTGTGGTGGAGGTGGTGCTGGACGATGTTTACGTGGATACGATTGAGTAGGATCGTCCTTAAGGTCCTCCTCATCAAGTGTCAGAAAATTTGGAAGCGACGCTAGTTTAGATTCAGCAACAGTTACTTCAGTTTCCTTTACGTCTGACTTATCTTTTGACCATTCAACTCCTCCAAAACTAACCGTGTTAACAGGTGCAGTCTTTAGCGATTCAATCTTGGCTTTTTGATCATTTTCCCACTCATTAAAAAGTCTATCAGTAATTTCTGTATGTGTGGCATCGCGCTTGTCGCTTTCTTCTTTACGAAGAAGTGCAGAAATAAGACATGAATGCATACGATCAACAACTATACGTACATTCATTCGATCTTGTATGTTAACCTGACCGTCAAGTTTAACCAATGTTGAATACAGTGCCATAAATTCTGGTGGTGTTAGATTCAAACGCATTTGTATACCTTTCCACATTCTAGCGTATCAATCCAATCACTTGGAAACTTAGACACAGTGTATATGTCCCAATAATTATGATTATCAATCACATTACTAATCTTAGGTATATCCCTCTTTGATAGGACATACAACTTTTTACCGCTGCGCTTAATATATTTCACATGTGAATTCAATTCATACGATATATTGTTAGGTTTAAAAATTTCGATCAAATCTAGATGATTTGATGTTTTCTCAAACTTAAACTTTCCATCGTAGTATTTCACTGTCATTCGAGGAAGATCACACAGTTGAGAAATGGAAATGATATTATCATAACCCGGTTGTACCTCGTCGTTCGTATCAATATCTTCGACTTTCTTATCACATTCATCATCTGACAAAATGCTGTCATTAAGTTGACGTTGCACATCACGAACAGCAACATCGAGCTCAACATTATCAGAAAGCGAGTTTTTGATAAGTTGCTCATAATGAAACAACACTTTAACAAGAAACAATGCAGTAGATTTATCGATTTTCATTTGTTGCCTTTGTTTAACGACCTATGGCCGACAACTACATTTCTGTAATCATCGGCCGAAGATGTTAACGGTAAATCTAACCAGGTCTTGCCAGCAACTGCGTAATGCTTCTGTAGCAAATTGTAGAGCGTACGTGCCTCCGAACCCGAGAGGGTAATCGTGGTTCCCTCAGGAAGATCAACAAACAATCGAGTGCGATTCACATTCTTTGCGGTTGAAGCCGCGAAGTTCGTGGTATACGCATCCCGACGAGCAGTTTCCGTACGTAGCTTACCCACTCGATCAGTTCGGGTACGAATAATCGCATTGCGGTTCGTAGAATCAGAGCGAAACTTCTTCTTGGACATTGTGGTCTTCTTCATTTTGTTTTTTCTTTCATTTAGGAAGCTCTTTACTTGTCTTCCGTAATATGAACTGTACACCCGAGATCAAGAAGTGTACAAATTATTTTTTGTTGGCCCACGAATATTCGTTTAATCTCCGAACAATTCCTCTATATAGGAAATACGCGAATTATTTCTAGGGGCCGCCTGAGTGACCGAATACTGTAGCTGAAACAGCTTAAACCATATTGCTTCAAGTATGGTTGCCCTGGGTTTACCCAAAACAGATTCAACTTCGCTTTTGAAGTTTGTATAATCAATATCGCTTGCGCTAGCACTGACAACTCGGGCCCACTCTTCGCGCCATACAGAAATACGATATTTGTAATCTGTTCCGGAATCAACTGTGATTCCATTCGTTGAGACGTCATATGTTTCAATCAACCGTTTTAGGTCGTCTTCAACACGGGCTCGAACCCATATAATACGATCGTCATATCGATCTTGAACTGCACTGTAAAACCCATCAAGTGTAAATAGCCACATATATGATAATCATAACAATCTCACGTGACCATTGCACTGCTAGAAATGCAAAGTGGGTTCGACAATGAAGACGAACCCAACAGGTGCATAACACAGGGTTGTTATAATGCGTTGTTACCAGCTAGCGTCATAGAACCTGATCCGCCAGTAATACACCAGTGAAGACCGTCAGACACTAGAATAATAGAACCACCTGCATTCATTTTAACAGTGCCACCGCCCAAAGCAGATGGAGGAGCACCGCCCATAGAACCCGACATCTTAACAAATAGTGCACGACCATTTGTTGGTGCTGATCCTGACAATAGCCAGTCAAATGAACCATTATCAGTTGTTCCTGCAAAAATCAATGATGCACCTGGGAATGACGCTGGTGATGGGACAGAGCCCGTAAAATAGCCTGCGCCAGAAGAACCGGTACAAGGAACATAGAAAAAACCAGCAGTTGAAATTGTAATTGAACCTGAGCTAGACAATGTCTGTGCTGAATATGTGTGTTGCTTGGCCTGTGCTGTACCTGCAACAATCATATCTGATGAACCATCATCTACAAAACCACCACGTGTATATGCCATAATCTGTAATCTCCCTGCGATTTAAATAGGAAGATATCAACAGAAGATCAAATTTAATTTACAAATTCGAAAAGATATTACGTTAAAATTTCATCAGATGTGCAACTTAAAAATAAGTGAACCGCAGCCCCAAATTTTCGAAACTCCTGCGGCAATTGCAACCTCTTTTTCAGACTGAGTTGCTGTTGCACGAAATTTGAATCGATCATATCGATATCGATTATCCGTATACCAATAGTCAATACCAGTCTCACCACACGGAATAAAACCACACGCAAGATAACCATGTCCGTCACCAAAACGTCGATCTACATAAGTCATTATTGTTGAAATTGATTTCTTTTTTGAATATTCAATTGCTTGTTTCATTAGTCGATTTAGTCCACCTGAAATATGATAACCTGGTCGTGTTGCAAAACGAGCTACTTCAAGACAATTTTCATATTTGCTTTGTCGTGGTTTGCGTAGACTTATAGCGGCAAGCACTTCGCCATTGCTATTAATCAACCCGTAACATATACTTGATGGTGTATATCCAGAAATATGTGAAGAATCAAAGAACAATCGTTGTTCTGAACTAGACAATTCTGATATTTTCAATTCTCTAGCACCAATCTTATATATCGAGACGCCCAATCGATGATCAATAATCGATTCGCATATTGTCCTTTTGTCTCTCCATTCATCATCAAAAAATTGAAATAGTTTGATGTGTTTTTCATTTGCAAGATTCAGTTTGTTCAAGCTATAACTTTTGTCTGTTTCACCTCGAGGTGACCCATCTGAGTGCCAATACAAGCCATGACATTCAAATCCAATATTCTTTGATGGAACATATACATCAATTTCTTTTGGAGAAATTGCTGATCGATCACCAGATATAGTGTCAGAACACTTCGACTTTACATAATTGAAAACTTCAAGTTCCCAATTTGATTTCGAAACAGGATGACAAATATAACAACGAGAACCTCGTTCAAAAGCCTGGAGTGTTTTTGGTTGAACTGTTTTACAAACAACGCATTTGAACTGAAGATATTGAAGCTGCCTAGATGAATACTCTTCAAGAGGTGTTATCAATTCAAATTCATTTGAACGTTCTAGAAGTCTATTTTCTAGATCAACTGATTGCAATGATTTGGCTTTAGATATTTGATTTTTTGTTTGTATTGAATGTGTTTTGCCAAAAAATGGATTGCCAACACCAGACATCTGTATAGACTGAAGTTTAATTCGTTCATCAGTCTCTTTTGTTAGACCAACATTCCATGCCGTTGCTTTTCCGCCAATTGTTCCACCTTCCATCATTGCTAGTCGAGCATGATCTTTACAGTATTTTTTAAATGTATATGAAACGTATCGTACCGGTCCAGAACATTGGGCACAAGTAGGAAGTACACCATTATGAAATTGATTAATTGTATATTGTTCAGAAGACAATGAATGAACAGATCGTAGATGATCAGAAAATCGTTTGAGATTATCATTTTCAAATTCATTGCAAATAAGACATTTCATATTATACCATTCCTTGGTATAGTTATTATAGTCTTGTAGTACTAACATGTTTAAATGACGAAAGGCCCGTTAGGGCCTTTCCAGTCATTTTATGTTGTTAAACAACTCGTAAGATTACATTCATATCTAGGACTGTTACAGTTCCGAAGAAGTCTGTACGGACCATCTTCTTACCGTATCGGGTCATCACACCCTTTCGAGGAGTGAAATCTTCAGGTGCGAAGATCGTAGGAGTCACGATAAGCGGAACGTATGGACTGTATACGTATCCCGTCTCTAGGTAAGATCCGCCCTTGTACCCAACAAGAATCTTGTTGCGTGGGAAGTATGGATCCTTGTAAACAGTGAATCGGTTTGAAACAGTTCCGATCGCCTCTGCACCAATGGTGAATGGCGTTGAAACTTGTCCTTCGCCGTCCATTGAGAACTTTGGCTTGTAGAGAACAGAGCTCTCTAGGATCGTGCAAACATCTGGGCCAGTAACCATGAAGTTAGCTGATCCGCGTAGCGTCTTACGGTGGATGGTGTTTGCCACATCGATAACAGTCTCGATTAGGGTCTCATACCATTCACGAACAGTTCCTGTGAACTGTGGTCCGATGCTCAAGCTTGAAGCAAGCGTCTGACGATCACCGGTGACCTTGTTGACAAAACGTCCTGGTGAACGGCTCCAGAAGTAGTTAGCTCCGTTTGCCTGTGTCACTAGATCGTTTAGAATCTCGCGGTCGATTTCTAGAGCAATCTGCTCTGAAAGAATGCTGGTCAACTCAACTTCTGCGTCCATTGAGTGATATGCATTCAAGTCCTGTGCAAGCTCTGGTGACCAACGAGCACGTAGCTTTCGTGTCACTGCAGTGATTGCAATTGCCTCGATCTTGATATCAATCTCTGGAATTGCAGGCGATGGGGTTGATCCAAAGTCTGTTTCGAAAGAAGGAACCGTTAGGGTTGCTCCTGATCCGCTGTCGACGGTTAGACCGTCCGTGATTGCCATTGAAACCTTGGTTACCGCAGTACCCATGGTTGGAACTGAACCACCGTTAGATAGTCGTAGAACCATCTGGATGTGCGTTCCGTTTAGAGGATTCAATGTAAACACTGAACCGGTCCAATCGCCACGCTTGTTTAGACGACGTAGGTTGTAAACTCCCGTTCCTGACTGGTAGCTTGAGCCCCATGCAGTTACGCTGTTTGCAGCCGTGAAGCCGAAGACAGAGATTTGCTCTGGTGCTAGGAAGTCACCCTTTGGAATACCGGCCTGAATTGCAGCAACCGTTAGGTGCAAGAATGCAACGTCAAGTGTACCATCGCTTAGGTCGACTTCAATCTGTGGATCGAAGTTCAACATTCTTGCGTTGGTTCCGGAAAAGTCCGTTAGTGCAGCAACGGTTCCAGCAACAGTCCATGCATTTGATGCACCGGTCCAAGCACCGCAATCTGCGTTCGATCCAGAGATCGTTAGAGATGCCGAGTGAACCTTTGAATAACCAACGTTAACGAGGTCATACATACCACCAGCAACTTGTGAACCTGACTGAACTCCCTTACCAACTGGGTTGTTATAGATCGACTGTCCACGCTGATATGTGTCGTAGGTTGCTGAGTTGCTTAGACCCAAACCTGCGTCACCACCAACGTTTGATCCGTAGGTGTAATCTAGGTAGAAGATTAGACCGGATGGTAGTGACATTGGCTGAATTGAAACGAGTTCATTTGCAACCAAACCACCGAAGACTCTACGAACGATTGGAAATGCAATGTTCGAGAAACCCTGAATCTGTCCGGAAGAGGTAACTGCGCCGCCTCCAGTCGACAATGAACCTGCTTCCTTTAGAACCTGTGCAGCCTGGTTCTCAAGTAGCTGGGACATCATCTCACGCTTATTACCTTCAAGGCCGCGAAGCAAGCCGGTTCGGCTCCACTTCTCGGTGAGGCGAGCTCGCTCAGCACCAACGTGCTTTTCGCGAATTCCTTGTGCTAGTTGATCTAGTGAAAAAAACTTCATTTTATTCTCCAATATCTTTCTTTGTTAATCAGTAACGTTAATTCAATGTTCATGCATCACTTATTGATGCCTGCGAGCCTTGCCCATCTATCAGTTTCATATCCCTCATTTAGTGAGGTCGATGCTGGACGTGTTGCTCTTGATGAGGAGCCGATGATCTTGCGATCAGTGCTCTCCGTTAGAGAACGTGAGGTGCCTGCCAAAGTCTTGGATAGGCTCTCATAGACAAGCTTGACTTCACGAAGTGTGTTTGCTTCTTCAAGGCGTTGAATAACAGCAGCTTTCTGCTTCTTAGACAATGTCTCATTTTGTAGCAACTTGTTCGTATAGACTAGCTTCGCGTTGAACAGATTCGTTTCTGTCAACTTAGTGCGGAGTGTTCTTTCAGCCAATGTCTCCGCGGGCTGTGTTGACTTACCATTCGTGGTAGAGCCTTTGTTTGCCTTGGCTTCAGTCAAGGTCTTCATCAAATTTGTTTCACGCTTCGTTGATTCAACAAAACGCTTACGCAACGTAGCATTCTCATTCTTAAGAGTTGCTAGTTTACGTGAATCCTTCTTAGCAGATGCTTTTGCAGCTTCAGTCTTTAGAGCTGCAGCACGAGCCTTAATGCGCTCTTGTAGACGCTTCTCAAAAGAAACTCGACGTTTAATAGACTCAAGCGTTTGTCCTGGTTCACGTGACTGCTTATTCGTTGCTGCGCCAGGATTTCCCTTGCCAGCAACATTACCGCCACTTGAACGTTGATCTTGTGCTTGATCCATTTCTTCTAGATCGTCAGCTTCGTCCATGGTAAGATCACCATCAACTTCGTCCATCATATCAGCTTCTTCAAGGTCAGCGCCGTCACTCTCAGTGGTGACATCACCATCAAGGAACGCATCGCCTTCGCCCTTACCACCACCAAATGCATCCAAAACAGCATTTGCGCCATTTCCCTTGGTTGATGGAACTGCTTCTTCACGAAGCTTCTTCATACGTGAAATTTCTCGACGTAGCATACCTTCATCGATTTCAACAATGGTGTCATCACTTAGTCTACGTGATTCCATTTGCGTGTCATCTCCTTGGTCATCTCCACCAAGATCAAGACCATCTAGATCTAGGTCGTCACCCCCACCTTCTGCACCTTCATCACCAGAAAGATCAAGATCTTCATCTCCACCTTCTAGGTCGTCACCCTCTTCACCTTCACCGGTGACAAGGTCAACTCCAACAGAATCAAGGTCAATATCATCTGGTAGACCGGTTAGTTTAAGTGTAACATCACCTTCGTTCATTAGATCTTTTAGGCTTTTCTTAGACATCTTTCGCTCCTGGAGCATTGTTAGTTCTTGGAAATAGGTTTCGAGTTTGGATTCGTACGCACTCTTTTTGCGAGAATCAGTTATTGATTCTTGCACGTAGTCATACATATTCTCTACACGAGAAATCATACGACTGATTTCATCAAAATATCCACGAGATTCTTTTACTAGCTTCCCAGCAGAAGAAAATTGTTTGATATTTTCACCAAGTCTATACAAACCAACTTCCAATTCCTTAGAAGTAAAAGACTTAGTTGCATTCATAATAGGTGTTAGAGCATCAATAGACTCAAGGCTCAATTCATATTCATCAGTAACTGTTGGTTCACCAAACATTGGTGGTGACACAGCAACACCTGCAGGATCAGTTGACAATGAATCTAGATCCAAAGTAACTTTGCCTTCTTCATCTGGTGTTGACATTCCGGACGCAACTGATTCTGAATCACCAACACCCGGTACACTTAGAACAGGAACATCAACGTTATCCATTTCATTATCAAGAACAAAATCTTCATCTGATTCACGAAGAAGTTCTTTCTCGATAAGATCACGAATTCGCGGTGTAACCGCCTCTACCAAAGCACGCTTAGCATTATCTTCAGCTACTTCTTGTAGCCGTTTGACATCTGCTAGTGCCTCTTCGTAAAGCTCCTTTGACATTTATTGTTTCCCTATGATCTTGAAGTTAAGTATCATACTAAATTGTAAAATATTACGAATCAAACACCAGACTTGCCTGGGACGGTATCCGAACCAAGTGTATTTGCATCATAAAGCTTTGTCCCAGCGTCTGAAGGGTTCTTTGTATTGTCATCAGTACCCGGAACAATATTTGGTTTAATTTCAGCAGCAGATATATGTGGATCAACAGACTTATCAATTCCATCTGTCTTACCCGGTCCGGGTGATGTAATATCTGGTACATATGAGTTAGCAGGATCGCCTGGTTTTGTCCATGCACCTTCTGATCCGGCAACCTTGTTAGGAATTGAAACAGTTGCAGTTGCTCCGGTATAACTTAGATCAACTCCCGTTGGAAAGTGACCTGGGTCACCAGCAGTTATTCCATTATTTGCAGCTGCTCGAAGAATTGCATTACCTCGAGCAACAGCACTGTCAACATTTTTTGGGTCAATGGCTTTTGCTTGATCCATGCCCTGAAATGGTGGCGTAACACTTGAATCACCAGCATAACACTTTTCTAGAAAGCTCTTTCTTGGTGAAGCAGGTGCATTGAATGTTGTATATTTACCTTTTCCTGACATAGTATCATCCTCTTCTTATAAAGCCTTACGAATTGTCTTAAGAACACGAGTTCGTGTTTCGACAATTTTTGCAAGACGAGCACGAAGTCTAGACTCTTCGACTTTAAGTGCTTTTGCATAATCAATCTTTTTTTCTAGTGCATCAGCATATTCATCAGCATCTGTTTCTTCGGTGTCTTTTGCACGATCTTCAACATCGTCCATATCACCAAACTTTGAAACTTCTTCTTCGATAATTTGCTTAAGCAATTTTGATGTCAATTTCATTTTTGCACGTTCTCCTGTTATATGTGCTACGTTTAAATAGGTTGTCGACAAACAATTACGATGATTTCTTACTTGGGGGTGTTGCAAATGCAAGATCAGCCCATTTAGATGTCATTTGTGTTCCAAATATTTCTTCAGGTGTTCCATTTATTTGTTCTTGTTGTTGAACACGTGATGCTGAACCACGTTCTGACGAAGATTCATTCGCAATTTGTTCTTGCAATGTTGTCATTGCAGTGTCTGCAAGAATATCTGCCATTACAGAATTTCCACCAGCAGTCTGTCTAACTGCTTCAGCAAGCGCACCTGACGGGCCCCTATTTTGACTTTGACCGTGAACTGTTGCAGGTAGGTCTAGTGGTGAAATTCTTCTTTTTTGTTGCTGTTGATTAACTTGTTGACGGCGAACTTCATGAACTGGCAGTGTTACACCCATAGATTGTGACGATCCTGAACCTAGACCTTCTTGCAACAACTCTACGAGACATTCTTTTACTAGGGCCTTTAGTTGAAGCCTAGACAATTTATTTCCTGTTGACATAATAACCCTATAGCAATTTTTGAAAGATTTTTTAGTACCGTTCTGTGTTCAACAGGTGCAGCACGATCAATCAACAGAATACCGTCTAGATGATCGATCTCGTGTTGTATAATTCGAGCTGTCAGACCAGAATACAAACCGTAACGTTGTGTGCCACTTATGTCTGAATATTCAACTTCAATTTCTGAATTTCGACATATGTTCAATTGAACATTAGGCATTGACAAACAGCCCTCGACTTTTGTTTCGATGTCATTTGATGACCACATAATTTTTGGATTGATCATTACAATCAATGAATGTGCAGACTGACCAGAGGTTGAATCAACAACTATCAATCTTTCATTTATTCCAATTTGTGGTGCAGCAAGTCCTACACCGTTATTTGTATACATCGTATCAATCATAGCTGCTACTGTAGCGCGTAGAGAATGATCAAAATTCTCTACGGCTATAGATTTTGCACGCAAAATATCTGATGGATACGTTATGATATGCATCATTGCTTCTTTCTTGCGAAGTAACACTTAGGCGAACAGTATTTCTGATTCTTTTTTGTCATTGTGAACTGTCTTCGACAAGAACAACATGTTGCAATCTGTCGTTGTTTCTTTGGTCTAGACTTCAACTTTTCAGATATCTTTTTTCGTGTTTCTTCTGAAACTACATGTCCCTTTAGAGTTTTACTAATTTTTGTACATCGATCAGACCAGCCTGATTCAGTATTCGCAATTACTTCAGGACGTTGCATTGCTGCACGAGTACGATCAGATATTTTCTTTCGTACTTTTAGATCTTTCATTGCTTCTTTTTGACGTTTTTTATGCTCTGGCCCCAATAGTGCCATGGCTTCTCTTGTTCGTTCAGAAATTAGTTTACGAGTAAGTTCACAAGGCCCTTCACCGCCATTTGTCATATTATATCCATGCGGCCAAACAGTGTTATGTTCACTAATAAATTGTCGTTCTTTTATATGTAGTTCGTCTGAAGTTTCACACTCACAAAGAACTGTTCCAACAAATGACTTTATGCCATATTCACGAATTGCTTTAGGAAATTCCCATATAGAACCAGTCTCAGCAGCTCGCACATGTCCTTTCAAGCGCTGTTTAAGTGTAGTAACTGTTTTTCCAATATAACTTAGACCTGTTTTTTCACATGTCCACTTATATATAATACCACCGGATTTCATCCTACACCAATCCATCCGGGATCGCCATTGCTCAATGTTCCTGTCATAACTGGCATTTGACGTGCATCAATATTTGTAAGTCCTGCCGCAACAGAAACACGAACGTTATTTACGGTATCCCCAGCAAGGTACACACTTGTTACACGATAATCAAACGTAATATCTTTTGTTCCGTCGACTAGAACATAATTTCCATTTGTCATACCATTACGAGTAAAACCGACTCGAACGTGTTGACCCGCCGAACCAAGATTTACAACTGTTATAAATCGAGAAACTTTTGCAAAATCGATTCTCGTAATTCCAGAAGAAACAAGCGGTACTTGACTACTCGTAACATATGGCAATGCAGACGTTTGAAATTCTGCTGCATAACCGAGCCCACCTTGTGGATTATTTAGTCCCATATATCACCTTTTATTGTATGACAAAATATCATTCAAAACACGATCAAGACGATCTGTTTTATTGAAAATACGCTTTAGTTCACCCTCTTGCAATTTACGTCCTTCAGGGATCATAAATGCACCAGGTGTTGACGGTTCGGAAACATAATCCCAACAAATCAACTGAAAATCATCTTGAACAACGTAATAGTCGCCTTGTTTCTTAGTTGACCCTACACCCCTGGAAGAGATTCCAAGCTTAACTCCGCTTTCAACTAGTGATTGTAGGATCTCGCCTGAAGGGGTGTTTAGGATTTCAACCGTTCCAACAACTGTTCCACTTTCTAGATGCGCTTCACGTATAATATGTGATACGTTCTTTAGATTGACAACTGATGAATCTGGATGATCGAGTTCTCCGAGTGCTCGATTCTCAATGATAAATTTTTGATAATTTCGAACCTCTCGTTCCAAAACATGCATAGGATATATGCGACCATTTTGATTAAGTGTGTCCGCTTTTTGCAAGATACCCTTCATCATTACTCTCTTAACGGCAGGGATCTTAACTGTATTTCCTCTGTCGTCTTCTGAAATAATTTCAGGCTTAACAACTTCTGTAATTACGCTGTATTCAAATACATCATATGTATTTAGTAGTCTTTGGTCACTCATAATTTACTCTTCCTCACTCATGAGTTCAGAACTCAACTTTGTATACAACATAAAACGAGTCACTACATCGTCATCAATCGATTCAATATTTTCTGCAAGAAGTTGATTGTTAACATCATTGATCTTGTTATTGATATATGTGTTATCTGGGTGTTCAGTAGTATATGCTGACATCTTTTCAATCAATGATTTGCGAATTTCAACAAGCTTATCACGAATAAGCTGTTCATTTGAATTTGCAGTTGCAAAAATATATGCCTTAAACAATGATCTTTGATCTTCATTCAAAACTCCAGCATATTTCTCGTTCAATTTTTTCGTCATGACTTTCATCAATAGACGAGAAGTACCATTAGACTCTTCACTCAAAATTTGATCTGCAGGACTAACTTTTTCTGTCGTTAGGTGTTTAACAAGACGATCTTCATATTCTGCAAGTTTTAGCAAGTCCTTGTTTGTCGAACGCCAATTATTAAGCAGCGTTTGAACAGTTGCATACATACGATATTCATTAACCTGTTGGTCATAAAATGATTCATCCTTTAGTGAATAGTTGATTTGTTTAATCAACAATGATTTTTCACGATCAAGGCCTGTCATATTATATGATTTGGCCGCTGCCTTTGCTTCACTGATAATCGATCCGGCAACTGTTTCTGAAGAAACCGTAGTCTTTATAAGAGCATTGATTAGACGGAATTCTTTGTAAAGTTCAGAACCAGGCTTAAAATATCGACGAAGAATTTTAAGTGCAGTTGCAGATTTTTTCTGGTCACCTTCAACTAGAGCAGTTGAAATTGTTCTGACCAAAAATTCATAAAGCAATCCAGTGTTTCTCTTTTTGTTATGTGAACTAACCGTAGACTTCGACATTCTGTCAATGCCCTTTCATTGACTGCGAACATGTCATTTCGTAACATGTCATTGAACCGCAGCTGTTTTTATTCATCATCTGCACCATCATCATCAATGATAAGTACATCTTCATCATCATCGATATTTGAATTAATTTTTGAAGACGCATCTTCGCTCAGAAGGACATTGTTAAGTTGATTACCTTGAACGCCTGAACCACCTTTGCTCTTAGTCCAATTATTCAACATTGACATTACGTCAGACGTAATATTTGTCTTATAGTTCGTACGTGATTCACCAAATGGATTACTGACAACAGACTTAATCCAATCATTATCATATGGATCTTCCATTGCATGATTATCATTAGAAGTCATTTTCTGGAAGTCAGGCATATGTGTTTTGCTAGCGCCATGTGTTCTATGTCGTCCACGATTATAAAGAACACGATCAAGTTGGCGTTGTGCCTTAAGTGGCACTTCCATCTCCTTGTCAGACAATTTTAGACCAAAATGTTCGTCATCATCATTACGATCGGCCGACGTTAGAAGTTCAGTTCCCGGTTCGACTTCTTCCTCGGGTTCTTCACCTGCGTTTTCTTCTGGTGGGAGATCATCAGCCGGTGCTTCAGTTTCATCTCCACCAAGATCGCCTCCACCTGCGTCGCCAAACAAGTCATCATCACCGCCTGCATCACCCATATCACCTTCTGGTGCAGACGCAGATTCAATTGTCCCATCAACAATCTTGTCCTTAAGACGAGCCTTGTCGATTTGTTTACACTCTTCATCATTCAAGCCCCAGATTTCTTTTCGAACAAAGTCTTTGTTGACATAACCTTCTGGTGCAGAACCACCAATCTCAAACTTTGTCCTCCACAATTCCAGCTTTTGTTGTTGCGCAATCGTTGAAGGATTAGAGAGACGTAGTGTGAAATTTTGTAGATCGTCTTGATCAAAGCCATGAGCATACAGATGAATGATTGCAAGTTTATTGAGTTCTGCAATCATTACTTTTTGAATAACACTTATTGTACGTGAAAATCGTATATCTTCTTGTGCAAGAGTTGCTTTTGAACCTAGCATCTCATCATAACCAAGATATGCACGCGGTATTTTTAGAGCAGCGAAAAGCTTTTTCTGAATATAGGCAACGTCTTCAACAGCTGCTGTATTTTGGCCGCCGGCGAGAGTATCAATTTTTGTTCCGGAGTCAGTTCCACGTACGGGGATAAAATAATCTTCGTCTACGCTTTGTTTAACAAATACAATACCTTGCGCACCATCTTGACCTTGTACTGCAACATTGTGGCGATCATGTTCACCTTCCGGGCCGACAACTGTCATACAGTATACATCATCAATATCAGACAAAATTTCAACTTTTAGAACTTGATGATTTATTGGCGCTGCATTATGAATTGCGTACTTTCGAAATCCTCTAAAGTCAGTACTATTAATAACGCCCATTCGATTCAATTTCGAAATGACAGCATTAACATGAAACTTTGAAACGTCTCTCTTGTTGCTCGAATTTGCTGTTTTCAATGATTCAAAAACACTCGAATTCAATCGAATTTTTTCTGACAATTCTTCACGACCAATTTTTGGATTAAGCTTGACCTGATCAAAAACAAATGAAACAACTTCATTTGGAATCATCCATTGCATCTTTTCAGAACGCTGTTTCTTGTTTGTTATCCAACTTTTGTTTTGTGCTTCTCTTCTAATTTCATTATGTGATGCATGCAATTCTGATCCATTATAAGACGCCATTGCTGCAACTGAATTTCGTTTCTTATTTAGTTCAACTGTTCGTGCTCTTTTTTCAGGAGACCTGTTATAACGAACAATATTTTCTTTTCCGATCGATGCATGATACTTCCAATGATCTTCATTGGTCATCCATTGCAAATTTTCCGGATTTGCATTTAGATGATTAAAGTCTTTGTGGTGAACAACTAGATTGTGATGTCCTTTGTTAATTCTTTTTTGTTGTTCAATATTTTTTTCAATTTTCAAAACTTCATTTGCAACAATTCGATGTACAAATTGAAATTTTTCAGAAAAATGATCATAAACAATTGGATATCCGTCAATATCATGGCCGTCATTAATCGAACTTAGTTTTTTATTAAGCGGCATCAAACTATCACCAACCGCTAGTTCATCTGCTCTCTTCGAAGAACCATCACGCATTACAAATGGATGTTCAGGCGCAGTGTCGATATAGCTTTTATCGTCTAGCCAAACGCGATATATGTTATCACATGTATAATTTTTTCCACACCAGATAACTTTTCCAGGAACAATTTTATGTGTTTCATCTTGAACAGAATAAACCCAATTTTGTTTATTCATATCAAATTCATTTGCAAGTTCTTTAATTGTTATTGTTCGACCGTCCAACAGAGGTACCAACGTATTTTGTCTGACAGGCAACGGATTATAGCGCAAGTCGACCCTACCAGATGATCGATCAACAACTTGATTGCTACGTAGATTCTTACGTTGTTCTTCCATGTACACAGGAATGTCTGCCGCTGGTATGTTTGCAACGTCTATGTAAAACACACGTCTTTCAGGGGCACGGACAACACGATAAACCAACATTGCGTCTTCAATAAGAATAAGTTGTCGCCAGATTCTACGAGCTGGTTCAATAACTGATGAACCATATGGCAAAAACATATCATTACCAAGAAGACGAAAATGTGTAACTTCCCAGTTTTCAAGAACACGATTACCAAGCGTTACCCAACGATAACGAACTGCGAATGGATCATCACGATCATAATTTTCTTCACGTTCAATCTCATTTACTGGGATTGGAAATGCAGAAACAACACCATAATGTTGTGAAACGTCATTATAGAGAAAAAAATCACCATACTTGACTAGATTTCTAGCCCATGATCGTAGATTGAATTCTGTATTAAGAGTATTGTAGAAAAGATCTTCAAGTATCTCTTTAACTTTTTCGTTATCAGAGTAAATGTGTAGACAACGACCTTTTTCATCTGCTGCAACAGTTTCATCTGCATATATGTCAAGAGCAGCTGCTATTTCAGGTGT